CATCTACATCCCCTTCGCGATAATCTTGTCTTTCTGCTGGCTGCTGTGGCTCGACCCGATCCAGAATCCCCAGCCCGCCGAGAACGCCACGACATACGCCTGCAGGATGATGTTCTTCGCGTCGGTCGCCATCTGCGAGGGCTCGGCGCTGAAATAGATGATCAGGAAGAAGAACTGGAACATGATCACCAGGGTAATCAGAAACGCCTTGTCGGTGAACACGTTGCGAAACGTCTCAGGCTCCGACGTGGTGTCGCCCTTGGTGACGGAGGTCTCGTGCCTCTCGGTTTTAGTCTCGGTGGTCGGCGGTGCGGTTTCGTCGGGCATCAGCCAATCCGCATCGGGCGATTGAGCGTTTGCAGGCTCACTCCGAACAGCGAGAAGAACCAGAGCACCACGACGATCACCACAATCGCGACGATTACCCAATGAAGGATTTGCGAGATTTGGGCGTCCATCGGGATTTTACTGAGTAGCCAGAGGGCCACCCCAGCCACGACAATGAATAGAATCAACTCGACTGGTGACATAGAACTCTCCTAGCACCCTTCGCAGGGCTTGCCGTCTTTGAGCCACAGATAAACAGGGAAGTGCCTGTCCGTATCGTACTTGACCGTCAGCGTCATCCGCTTGTGGCTGTGCCCGTGAGCCGTCATCGTCGCCGTGGGCGTCGGCGTCTCCTCGATCCACTCCGCCTTCACCGGCGCGAGGTCGAAGCCTTTGCAACTCTGGCAGCCCGCCATCACGCAGGTCAGCCGGCGCCCTTCGTGGAACAGCGCCCGATGCCCGCAAGTGCAGAATGCGTCCTGTGCTATCGGTTCGCTCATCATACTACACCGTGCAAATAATTGCGTCCGCGCGGTCCTGCTCCTCATAAGCCGATGGGCAGGCGTCGCATTTGCCGTCGTTCCCATAGCCGCCGTTACAACAGTTATTGCCGCACTTGCCGCAGATGACCATATCGCGCCGACAGTGTGAACAATAAGACCACCGATGTGCTATCGGTTCGCCCATGTCAGCCCCTTTCGCCAATGGTAGAGCATCCAGCTAACCTGACTCGCCTGTTCTGCCGTCATTGCCACACGCAATCCCCGCCGCCGAGGGGACAGTTATCCCCTACGAAAATCCACGGGTACCCCGGCCCTGCGCCCCCGTGTAACTGTATGTTCGTAAACTGCCCCGGCGGTAGCGCGGGCTGCGGGCGTCCCTTAATCACCACTATAACATCCCCAACATCGGTGAAATACAACCGCACCCACTGGTTGTGCTCGTGTGTGTGGATAATCGGGATCAACTGGCAATCGTTATCCGTCGTCACCCAGGTCGGCGGAAACGGCATATCTTTCGTGTAGGCGAAGCCGTTGCCGAGGTCGCGGCAGTTGCCACCGACAGGCCCGGTGATGTGGCAAGCGAACAGATGTGAGCGCTCAGCGCTGCCGAGGTTATCGCGGCAATCGGCGAGGCTGTTCCACGGCCCCATGAGACCGGACTGTCCGCCTTCACGCGCGGTCACGTTGTAGTAGAAGGCCTTTTTGACGTGCGGTGGTATGGCGGAACGTGCAGGATTCGAACCTACGGTGCCCGTAGTTCCAGCTTTCCGAGCATCCCCTTTATGTCGCCTCTCCAACGGTGCGCGCGCCGTCGGCTCTGGTATTAAAGGCGGGGCGGCTTCATCCACTCGCCCAACGTTCCCAGTTTGCGCATGGCTGATAATCGTCAGCGTCAGCACCTGCTTCGGCTCGTTGACGAATTGGGCAAAGCGGGCGCTGGCGTGTGCACAGGTGCTACAGAGCAGGAAGAACACGGCGAGAGCGACGAGGGCGAGCCACAGTCGCCCGTCCGGTCGCCGCCTCGCGTTGTACTGGGTCGGGTCCATTGAGTTAATCCAGCGAAGGGCCGAGTACACACTGTGAAAGCCAAGCTGTCGATTTCAAGGCTCTCCACGGCCCCTCGCCAGAAAGGATTACGGATTCGCGGCGATGGTCCCAAGCGCGGCCACGCTGGCCTGCGCCGAGGTATGCGCCGCCGCCAAGTCTGCCACCGCCTGATCGAGTTCCGCCTGCGTCACCGTGCCAGCCTGCAAGCCCGCCAGCGCGGTCTGAACGGCGGTAATGCCGGTGCCAACCGCGTCGAGGTCGGTTTTGATGGTTGCGATGCCTGCTGCCAAGTCTGCTTCAGTCGCCATGATTTTCTGTACTCCTGCCCAAATCTTGTTGAGGGTTATGCGATCGCTCGCGTTAAAGCCGTCGAACCATTTCATTCTCGTGGTTCCATTCGCCGTTGCAACAATACATCATCCAATGTACGCCGAATCGACGTGAACTGTTGCGCGAGACTGCTCTGTCCTTGCAAGAGGTCGCCCCGCAACTGCTGCATCGAGGCGATGTTCTCGGCATGCTTCAATTGGATATTTGCCTCTGCCATCTCGAAACGCCGGTCATCGTCACGCAAGTGCTTCTTGAAGAACCAAAACAGAACGCTCCCGATACTGGCAAGAACCGTCCCATAGACCGCCATGAACCATTCAAAGAAAGTCCAAGGTACATAGGTTTCTGGCGGTGTTGGCATTATTCCTCGTCGTGCTAACTCACTGTCAGGTTTACTAGACTTGTTGTCAAGCCGTCGTTTACTCCCCTTTGCCTTATGTGTGCCCCGATAACCTAAGCTATTGCTTGTGTGAACCATGTTCTCGGTCCACAATTTTTATAACGTTCACTTTTCACCGCCGCAGATGCAATTCGTGCAGTAAATCGGCCCTATCGGCTTTACCCCTTCTTCAATCGGGTCCAGCACGATTATGGCCTTGTTGTCGGGCTTTTGAATACACCGATAATGATACGGCGTTATGTGCATGGGCCTGAGCGGTGTCTGCCCTGCCGGTATTGGAATCTCCCACAGGCGCGGCGTCGGGGTCGCTATTGCCAGAACTATCGCTGCCGCGGCGAGCATCATCGACTGTCCGCCAGAATCCAGTCGGGGTCGTTGCGCGAGATGAAGTCCTGATACGTCGAGTGCGCTGCGGGCGGCGTCGGCGCGGGCGCGAGACTCCATATCTCCTCAATCTGCTGCTGGAGCCGTACCGCTGCGCTGGTCTGCGTTGGAGCGCTCGCCGCCTGTAGCGGCACGGCTACGGACGCGTAGGCCACTGCCGACGACGCTACAATGAGGCTGGCTGAGGCGTAGTCAATGGCTTCGTAATCCGCCGTCATGCGGCTGCCGAACGTCACGTTCTGCGGCAACTGGACGGCTTGCGGCGCGCCCGGTGAACCGCTCGCGAATCCCGTGAATACCAGTGCCAAATCATCGTTCACCGTGGCCGGCCCAATAGGCGCCGCCACGTCGTGTGAGATACCCTCATTCCCCAGCGTGCCGACGATCCCGTCGACCGGCGTAGTGGTGTTGAGATTCCCCACGTTCACGATAAAGGCGTCGAGTGCGGTCCCCGTAGCCACCATAAAAGTTTGCGTCGAACCGGCAGACAGTCCGGTCTGCGAAAAGACGTTCATTTGCACCGTGCCGGAATCATTAGCCTTGGTCCCGACCGTGGCCCAACTAGACGTGCCGGTCAATCGGATAATCCCGATACTTTCTAGCTCCCATGATTGGCTGCCTGTACTGGTGAAGTTTTGCGTCCCGATCGAACCCGGCGAGGTTTGGTTGACGTAGCCTGCAGCGTTATTAGTGGGGCTCCCTGAAAGCGCAGTAGTGGTGCCGCTAGGTTTCGTGACAGTGAACGCGCCGCCTTGATTCGTCGCGACCAGTGCCATTTCATTGTTGGAGATGGTCGTTAGCGCTGGCGCGTTGGCGTTATTCGCGCTGCCCGAGCTACCGCACGACGAGGCAGGGTCGATTGCCCATCCAGTTCCACTAGTGTTGTGCCAGTCAGTGTAAAAGACGTTAGGGCTGCCACCAGTCCAGGTATAGGTTGTGCCGATATCCCCGATGACCAGAACTTTATACTGGCAGGCGCTCGGAAAATTTGCCGAGTTGTTACAAATGGGGATTGAGTTAAGACCCGATGGTGCGGTTAGTGCGCTCCCTGAGTAGGCGCAAGTGACCATCAGGTCGCCGACCGAAGCCCCAGCGTTGATGGTAAAGCTGCCCGTTGCGGATTTGGCCGAGAATGCCAGCGTCGAGACCGATGCTCCAGTTTGCGGCATCGGAAACACGTTCTGCGCGGAGCCAATCGTTTCGACGCCGGCAAACGAAACATCGGACGATTGCGCTAGAGCACTCAGGGTTGCCGTGATCGAGGTCACCGAACCAGAGTTGAAGCCTTCAGCGCCGGCGCCTACCATGACCGAGCCTGTACTACTGGCCTCCACTGCGCCGGTGAAGCAGGCTACGTCAGCCGAGGAGCCGCTCTGCGCTGGCATGGTCGGTGAGCCGCTATTCTGATTCCAGCCCAATACGCCGCTGACTAGCGCCGTGCCGAGGTACGTCGGGAAAGGATGAGCAATGGTCGTCCACCCCGCGCTGCCCGCCGCCCAGTTGCATTCGCTGAATACCAGGTCACCATTCTGCGCAGGCGTCACGGTCGAGGGCGTACAGCTTGTTGAAGCGGCGCAGCCCGTGGTCGCGGGCGTCTCGAACGTCGGCGCCACGCCATCTGCCGGATGAAATATCCACTGAAGGACTTCGCCTTGATTACCGTTGGTCCAGCTCGTTGCGATCGCCGAACCCGCATCGCCCGCGATTAGTATTTTTTGAAAGCACGAGATGACGGTTTTGGTCTGGGTTTTCGGACTGCCCCATGCGCTGATGCCGGTCGCCGACCCGTTGATGGTGATCGCCACGCCAGTCGCAGCCGACCCCGCCCCACCCCAGTTATTCACACAAATTGCGATACCGTCGCCAACACTGGCATAAGCCGCCACCGTTCCGGTGTTGCACGAGGTCGATGCCGCGTTGCTGCAATAGGCGGACTGCGAGCCGTAAGTCACCAGCGCGGCGGCGTGAACCTTTGTCGAAGCGCACACCACCAGAATCGCTATGAGCAGGACGAGCCGCTTCACCGCTCCACCTTCGCGGTGATCTTGCCGGCGTTGGCCGCGCCCGACCATGCGCTGCTCGTCGAGGGGTCAGTTGCCGAGACACAACCGATTTGCTGGTAGGTTCCGACCATCAGGGCGACTCCGATATTGTTGGCGTCCGCCCCAATCGAGAACCCGTTATCGAACGGGCAGTTATACGTCGTCCCCGAGATGTTCCAGCCAAGTTGCGCCACGCGCGTTCCGACCGCCGTCTTCTCGACGCTCGCCCGCTGCGTAATCATCAGAATGTTCGAATGCGTGCCGAGTGTCATGTTGAAAATGTCGATCTGGGCCGCCGTGGCGTCGGAGTTGAAGCTCAGCGCCCCAGGTGTCGCCGCCGCGGCGTTCTGATAGTTGGTGTTCGCGTTGGGCGTCCACTGGACCGTACCGTTCGAGGTCGGCTGATAATCGACCACATACAGCGTCGTCAGCGCACTCGCGGGACAGGCCGCGCCCGAGTCGTAAACCGCCCACGGCCCGAAATCCATCGTGCCGCCCGCGCCTAGTTCGTAATCGACCGGAGTGATGCCGCTGCCGCCGCCGATGTTGGGCGTCGTTGTTGCGGGCGTCGCGTTGCTGACGAAGTTGCTCTGATTGAGCCACGCCGACTCTTTCGACGGTACGGTGCCCGAACCGTTGGTTCCCGCGATATAACACCATTCGAGTTGAGCCCAGGTCGCCAGCGTCAGCGCCGCGCTCTTGGAGCCGCTGCCGGTATTGGTGGTGAAAAGCTTGTTGTCGGTGCCAATCTGCATCGACGCATAATCGACACATCCGAAGGCGTTGCCCGTACCAAGAGGCGCCGTGCAATCATTGAATCGGTTGATGAAGGTCGCGGACGTGATATTGTTATTGAGCCGAATCCATTGTACGAGTCCGAGCGCGCGATGGGGTTGCGGGAGCTTGTAGTAAATCCCTTGCCCCGGATTTGGCGACCCACCACCCGCGCAGCCGGAGCCGTTGGTTGCCGTGACATAGTAATCGGTGCCGACGGCGTTCGGATTCCACGGCGCAGCGCTGGTCGAAAATAGCCCGAAGCAATTCGGCGCGAACACCGCGTAAGGGAACATCCCGAAGTAGTTGGTCGTCCCTGCGTTGATCGGATTAGGCGTGCCGAAGCCGTTCCAGGTGCCGCCAGCAATCCACGTCCGCGTCTGCGCCGCTGCGGGCGAGGCCAGCGCCAGCACCATCACGAGCGTTGCGAGAAGCCGTCTCACAGCGCTCCCGCATTGGCCGAAATGGTGATACCGCCTTGAGTCAGGGTCGTGTCGCCGGTCGCAGGGCCATCGATTTCCAGCAGGTCGGTCGCCGCCAAGCTGACCGCGCCCGAGCAAGTAAAGGCCGCTGTCTTGCCCGAACCGCTCCAGACTGCCGTCCCGATGGTCGTGCTCGAACCGCCCGAAGTGATTTTCTTGATGGTGAAAGTCGTCGAGCCGGTCGCCGCAACCACAGAGGTTCCCGCCGACGCGGAACAGTTAATCGGTACGGTCTCCGCGACCGTCATGGGGATGTCGCAGAGAATCGCGTTATTGGTCGCCGCGGCGGGCAGCGGACAGGAGAATTTATCGGTCTTTTGCGTACAGGTCGGCACGCCCGATGAACTGATGCTGGTGACGATGGAGCCTGCCGAGCATGAGCCGCCCGGAGTCGTGCCGTTGATTTTCGTACAGGTGATTGAGTAGGCGTGCGAGCCGGTACGGCTGTATGTACAGTCGCCGCCGAGCGTTTCAAACTCAGGGGCATTCGACCCATCAAGCCCGAGGAATTGCGGGGAGGTCCCCGACGGTACGCCCGTTGGCGCAGCCGTCCAAGTCATCGCGGACGATCCACCGCCCGCGCTCGTCAAGAAGTACCCCGAGGTTCCTGCCGTTATCGGCCAGTTCCAGTTGTAAGTGCCCGCCGCCGCTTGTGGTACGAGTGAGATATTCCCGCTTGCGGAGCCCCAGAAGTGCTCCGTTCCAACGTCGTCAACCGACCAGAGCTTCGCCTCGCCCAACGTCTCCACATCGAGTATCGTGCCGGTCGCGCTCGGGCTGGTGTCGGTGTTGCGAATTAGATGGAGAGCGGGACTCTCGCCGTTGGTCGGCTGATTGAAAATGCATCCGCCGTTGTAGAACGTGCCCGCGCCATCGCCGTAGCAAATCATCGGCTCCCAAAGCGCGGAGACCAACTCGAATTGCGCGAAATGCCCGTGTCCGAGAGTCGATGAATCAGCGGCCTGCAAGCCCCAGCCGGTGTTAGCGCCACCAGTTTGAAGCAGCAGCAACGAATCGTGATTCGGGTCCAACTGGACGAGAATGTCCGGGTCACCGGGCGCTGCCTGAAGATTGTGAACCGTCAACTTGCCCAGCACTCCCATGTTCCCGACTGCGTCTGCGGTATCGATGTTGGGCGACACCACATTCCCCGTGGTCGCGTAATAGGCGATGTCATTCATCGTGCCGGGGTTGACGCCACCGCCCGAGCCGAAGGTCGCGCAAATCGGCGGCGTATTCGGCAGCAGTTGCACGACGGCCTTTCCCGCAGGGCACGCTCCAACCCCCGGATGCGGCGTGCTGTTATTGTTTTGCGCAAAGGCTGGCGTTGCCAATGCCGCGAGCAAGGCGATGACGGCGAAGAACCTCATTGAGTCATTATCGCCCCATAAGTCGTCGCAACCGTTGAAATCACGCTGATGTACTCAGTCGGGCAGACCGGCAGGATAAAGCCATGCGGCAGATTCGCTACGCGCGGCGGCAGTGGCCCGCCGAACTGGTATTCGGTCCCCGGCTGTAGTTCGATTTCGCCGTTCAGCCCCAACGTCGCAGTGACGCCGAAGGCAACATAGATAATGCCGGTCTGCGGCGCACCCGCCGACACGGTGGGCGGGTTGTTTGCGTAGTTCTTAATCCACAGAAAGCGGCGCGTGGTGTCGAGCGCGAGCGCGATTGCCGCCGTGCCGGTCGCTGCGATTGGTGTTTGTGCTGTTGCCATCTATTGACTTGCTTCCCTAGTGGGTGGTACTTATTGCGAAATGACCGTCGTTCAAGTCACCGCGTTCAAGTGCGACCGATGCCATTGGCTCTGGACGCCACGAAAGAAGTCCAAGCCGCTGATTTGTCCCAAGTGCAAAAGCGCGTACTGGAATACGCCAAGGAGAAAGAGATGAAACGCTTCGCGCCTGTAGTCGGTCTGTTCGCTCTGTTCTGTCTGCAACTCCCCAACCTCGGCTCGCTAAATCATTTGCTGCAATCCGTCGAGGAACATCAGCTCGGACTGCCGCATGAGATCATTACTTCCGATGGCAATGGCGGCTATGTCCTGTTCTTTCGAGCCGACCTCACGCAGCAGGTCATTCAAAATTTCCTCTACAATAATCAACCCGATGCCTCTTTCTGTCCGGCGTCCTAGGGGCTCATCCTCGTGGCGACCAGCGACGACCCGGCCTTGACCGCCGTCGCTGTACCGTCCGAGGTATTCTGCGCCCATTGTAATTGCACCGTTCCGGGCGTTACTCCGTTGATTACTTGCCCGATGAGTTTCGACATATAAGCCGTAACGCTACCGCCGCCTGTAGCTAATGTGAGACTTGTGCCGGATACGGTCTGCGGCGCTGTCCCGCTCACAGCCACCCATTGCAGCGTACAACCGGCGGGTACGGTAAATGCCGCCTTAACCCCCGAAGCGGCCCCACCATCGAACGTCGAATAGATGTCTATTTCAAACTGCCACACTTCACTCGCAGCAACGGGGAATGAGAGCGCCGTATCGTTGACGAGCGTCGTGCTCGACGCAACGGTCTGATCGGTGGGCTTGTAAACGCGCAGTAGTGGCGCCGTCCCTATCCAACTAAGGTTGCCGCTACCATCATTGACCAACGTAGTTTCGGCGCCACCCGAAGCTGTAGGGAGTACGAGGTCCGCTGGACTACCCGCAGCAGCAGCTACCTTGATCGCAGCCGACCCGCTGGTCGATCCATTCATGGTCAACTTACCGCCGGTAGCAGCCGCCGTGCCGCTCGTCAGAGTTCCCGCTACCGCGAGGTTGCCCGCCACGCCACCCGTGAGAGTGGTTGCGCCGGTGACGCCCAGCGTGCCGGTGACGGTCGCGTTACCCGCGACACTCTGGTTGCCGCTGACTACGTTGTTCCCGCCGACATTGAACGCGCCTGTGGTATTGACGGTCGGTGGCACAGCCCCTGGAGCCGCCATCGAGTTATCCGTGAATGTGAGCACGCCAGCGCTCACGGTTCCAACCAACCCCAGCGAGCCGCCGATGCGCCCATAGATGTTGAAGCCGCCATGACACTGAGACTCCGCACTCCATGTGACTGTGTTGAAGTGCGTTCCGTCCAGCGTTGCGGCATTGACCGAAGTAGAGCCACTGCTTGCCAGCGTCTCCGTCGAGTTATCGCCGAGGCAAGAAACTTTATAGGTGTACGTCGTCGCACAAGTGCCAGAGCAGGTCGCCGACACGCCCACGCCGCTTGGCGCGGTTAATTGCGTCGAGTTGAGCGTGTTGATGTTGATGCCGGAGTAATTATTGAAGTTGGCCGTAGCCGTCAGCGGAAAAGTCGCAACCCCGGCAAACGTAGTAGCCGTCCCCGATAATTGAGTCCCGTTTGTCGCGACGAACTGCCAGATGTTATGAGCGTTTGCTGCCGTGCTCGGCATAGCGGGCTGGCTTCCGGCTCCCGGCCACGCCAGCGACCATCCAGCCGGAACGGTAAAGGTCGGCGACCAGCCGCCCGTCCCATTTTCGGTGATGTCGATTAAAAAGCTCGCGCCACTGGCGAAGTTCGTAAGGGCGACGGTCGCATTGCCCGTCAGAATTACTTGCTGGACGTTCCCGTTGACGCCGATATTGACGGTGGCCGTCGTGCTTTGCGTCTGCGAGAACGCAGCCGGTGCGGTAATGGTCGATGTCCCGATAGTTCCCGGCGGCGGATTCGTTACCGTCACGCCCGCGAACAGGGGTCCCGCCGTAGCGACTGCGCTTACCACTTCCGGCGGGTCCGTCTGCGACAGCATGATCGCAGTCAGGTCGCAGGTCGTGGAAAAAGGGATTACCAGCGGAATCGTCGGGCCGAACCCGACGCTGAGATTGACGTGGGCGCCCTGCTGCACCTGGCAGCCTGAAAGGATGGTTCCCGTGTTGTCGGTGTGGCAGACCAGCTTGGACGGCGCGATCGGTAGCACACTCCCCCCTCCTGGTACTTGCAGCGCGGTCGTGGTGAAGGTCAGGTCGGCGTTTTTGAACGCCTGCGCCGTCGCCGGATTGAGCGACGCAATCTGATTCGAGAAAGCGCAATAGCTATTCGTTATCGGGGTAGGATTACCGCCCGTGAGCGTGACCGCCTGCGCATCGGTGAGCTGGGTTCCGTTCCACCACGCCGTTGCGTAGAGGGTACCGTTGAAATTCTGGTAGCTCGGGCTGAGTTGCCAGCCCGCCGTATTGATGCCGCCGAAGAACCAGTAGCCATTGACGTAGTTCGCCAACGTCAACGTCCGCGAGGCGACCAGCGAGCCATCGACGTAGAGCTTCATGCCCGCTGCGCCAACGCTCACCACCGCCTTGTGCTCGTTGCCGTCCGCGTAAGGTAACGGCGACTGGAGCACTTGCTGCGTCGAGAAGTTGTTGACGCCGAAGGTCAGCTTGCCGTGGTTATCGAGAAAGAGAACGTAGTAGGGCGAAGCCGACAGTGATGAGGCCGTCGCGAGTTGCGCGATGCCGCCCGACGTGCCCGCGAAGTCCCAGTACATCGTCATCGGCTGCGGGTTGCTGTAGTTGGTCGGCGTCGTGATATTGCAGCCCAGCGCCGTATTATTGCAGGCGATTCCGCCGTTCTGGTTTAAAGTATAGCTGCCCGAAATCGTTCCACTGTTGGAATCAATGGTGTCGGAAATCAGCGTGCCGACCGTCTCCTGCATGGGATAGCAGGAGGTTGCGGCGGGCGACGTGCCGGTTACGGCGCTCGGGCAGGTGAGGGCCAAAGCGCCCCGCGCGCTCATCATCCACAGCAACGCCACCACCACAGCAGCGAGTCGTTTCACGAATGAGCCTCCATCGAACACTTGGCCTCTAACGCGGTCGGCGTGCCATTCGGTGTGGACGTATAATTAAGGATGTCGTTGGCCGAAATGCTTACGGTGGCGGAGCTGGTACACGTAGAAATCGCCGCCGTGATAGTACACGTCAGGGCAGATGAGGAATTGTTCACTTGAAGCGCAAGGACGTAGTTTGTTCCGCCCGCGACCGTGACGGTGCCGCCGGAAGTCATCAAGGTGCAACGAAGATTAGTCGCGGTATAAGCTCCAGATGAAACAGTCTGAACGTTACCGACGGTCCCCGACGATGCCGCCGGTGAAAATCCATTAACGGCAAAGAACGATGCCGCCGAGGTCGAGAGCGTGGCATTGGACCCCCCTAGCCATACCCACGAGATATTAGGCCCAGTCGGTCCTGTAGGGCCTGTAGGTCCGGTCGGACCAGTGGCTCCGGTCGGACCCGTCGGGCCTGTGGCGCCCCCAGGCCCCGCCGTGCCCACGCCGCCTCCGCCGCCTACGAATGCCCACGCTGGCAGTTGCACAAAGGATGCAGCGGCCATTACAAATGCGGCAAAGAGAACGCCGATGACAATGCCCTTCGCGCCCTTTCGCGTCTGTTGTCTTTGCTGACGTTCCATTTATAGACCCGTCTGCAACCAGTTCGTCCCGTTGCAATAAATTTGACAGTGAGTCGATCCGCTGCTCGTCGCCGTGGCGCCGGCAGAGCAAGCTCCAGTGCTATTCGTTTCCGTTGCCGAGCGTCCTTCCGCAGCACTGTTGCAGGTGCCGAAGGTTGCGAGCACCGCAGGAGAACTTCCGACACCGAGAGTCGTTACGACAACCGCGCCAGTGATCGCGCCGTCCTTGGAAACTGTCGCTTTGTTTGCCCCGTTGACCTTCAGGTCCATCAAATCGACCGAGGTTCCCGAAGGCGCATTCGCCACAATCTCGACGGTTGCGGTATCGGTTGGCGACGAAAACAGTTCGCCCTTTTGCGAGATAGCCGCCTGCGTGATGCTGTTGTCTTGGCAAACGAAGCAGTTGCCCGCGGTGTCCGTGCTCGGGATGTTGGCGAAGAAGGCGTCGTTCGTCGTGTCAATGGGAATCGCGGCGAGAGATGCGACCTGCGATGAGTTATGCGATGAGTCGGCGCCCCCGGGTACGGCGAACAATGTCTGATTGGCGCTGTTCTTTACGGCGATGGAGTTTCCGGTCGTGGACGCGGGCATCGTGATGTCGAGCGCATCGTGGCTGGTGCTCACCGGCGCGATCGTAACGGTATCCGAGAAGGTTCCGCCGCCAGTATTGGGCGTCGCAACAAACGCCGACCCGCTCCAGTAATACAGCCCGTGCGCGGTCGTATCAAAGCACCACTGGACCGACCCGAAATGCGGCGAATGGGCGCAATCTAGAGACTGCATGGCAAAGGTAATTGCACCTTGAGCCCGCGCAAGAGCGGGTGCGGCCAAGGTGAGGAGACTCAATAAAAGGGCGAAGCGCTTCATTCACTTCCCTACGCAGATAACACCGAAGCTGTCGGTGCCTGCGGTGGTCACGACGATGCTCGTAGTTCCCGGCGATGACACTGCGCAGCCATGAGCCGCCGTCGAGATGTTCGAGCAGACGCACACCGGAGCCGCCGCGAATGCCGTCCCGAAGGTCACAGTCGCGGGGCTGGTCGCGCCCGTCGCGATGAACGCTGAATCAGTTCCGCCAGCCGTTATCGAGCCAGTGCCGATGGTCGGAGGCGTGCCCGCGCCAATCGGATTCGAGATGTGACCGCCCGCACTCGCGTTGATGGCTTTGTCGCCAGTGCTCGATGCGGTGACGCTCGTGACCGTCGGAGTGGCTGAGTAGGCTGGGACCGTTGCCGTGCCGCCCGAAGTCAGCACAGAGCCGGTCGCCACGTCCGCGAGGTCCGCTTGCTGGCCCGTGCCGTTGGAATAGGTCACGAGAGCGCCCTGCACCGGAACCGTCGATTTCAGGGTCAGCGTATAGGCGGTCGGAGCCGAACCGGACGAAATGTTGATGTGCCCCGACGCGGTGCCGTTCAACTGAAGCGGCGACGTGAAGGTTCCAGTGCCGTTCGAGATAACCGAGAAGGTCGTCCCATTCCAAACGTTGAAGGTGTTGAGCACGGTATCGAAGCACAGATACGCGCTGCCGTAATCCGGCGAGCCGATACAGGCGTTCGAGAACATCATCGGCCCTTGCGGGCCGGGGTTCTGTGCGCGACTGATCGAGGGCAGAAACAGGGCCAGCGCCACCGTCAGCAGAATCAGGTTGAAATATCGTTTCATTGGAATCTCCTTGCTGTGATTAGCGTGAACACCAGTCCACGACGGTTGACGTGCTGCCGCTCAACAAAACTGCCGCCCAACCCTGCCCCATCGCATCGAGACAGGTCGGAGCCGGACAAGTAACCGCGTCGGGAAGGTAGCTCCCCGAGGGAATCTCCATCGCCGCCGCAGGGCTAGGAACCGCCGTCGGAACTGTTCCCGTGTACGGGAAGATGAGCACGGGGTCCGCCGCTGGCGTCGAACGTACATGCGCAATCCACGTTGTCATGCGCCCCGGCGTTGCGACCGCCACCGGTGACGAGGAGGAACTAATCGTCGTACTCAGGCAGGTGTAGGTGTTGTTGGTCTGCGCCCACACCACGCCGACGTACCCCAGCACCAACGCCACGGGGAGAAATCTAAGCCACTTCTTCATGGTTGAGCCTCTTGCTCCTTGTCGTCCTGTTCCTTCATTCGTCGCATTGCGACTGCCGTAGCGACTCGCGCCATTCGTGCTCCGAAGCGCCCCGCATTGAGCGTGTTCGGTGCCATTTCGATCGCGTGCCAATATTGCGCCGCCGCCTCTGGCGTACTGAGTGCTGGTCGGAGCATTGTGCGAATCTTGTTTGCCCCCATCATGCCGAGAATCATTCCCGAGATTGCGCCTTGATAGCCGAGCCCCATGCTATGACCACCGGCGGCGCCCGCCGCCATGCCGCCGATCATCATCGGCAGGTGCCACGCAAAGAGCCGTCGCTTGAGCATCCCCACGGTCGGATCATTGGCGGACTGCATTAGCTGCTGAACTGCGGCGTCTTCGCGGACCTTATTGATGTCCAGTCCTTTCTCGATCTGCTTCGCCTCGCGCACAGCGTTGAATGCTTGCTTTGCGGGCACCTGTTGCGCCTGTTGGTAGAGTTGCTGCGCCTGTTGCTCGTTGATCGGAAATTCCTGTTCGACGATACGTGCGGCTTCCGTCGGGTCTTTGGCGGCGAGAATCTTGGCGAGTTTACTGCGCCCCATCGGCCCGAGCCTTTCCGCCAACTTAATGCCCGCTTTGCGCACGTCGGCGGCGTGCTCTTCGGTGATGGTCTGCAATTCGCGCTGAAAGCCCATCTGCGAAATGCGGCGCATATCGGGGCTCTGCGCTCGCGCGGCTTCCCACGCCAACGCCTTCGGCGTCGATTCCGTCCACGGCTTAAGGTTGGCGTAGGGCGTATCGCCAAATAGTTCCTTCATGACCGACGGATTCACCTTTTTGCCGAGCACCATCGGAGACATCCGCTTCGAGTAAACGTAATCCGCGAATAACTGCTTCAGGCTGTCTTTTTCGTCGGGCGTTGCGCCCCTAATAATGCTGAGGCCGCGTTTAGGATTCTCGAATAGCGATTTGCCGTAGTCGGCGGGATTGCCTGCCGTGGCGACGCTGCGCCGAAACGCCGAATTGAATAGCGCCTTGTGCGTGCCCCATTGCTCACGGAGTTCCTTCGGAATCTCTACGCCGGAATCCATCAAGGTCTGGTCGATGGCGTCGCGCAGTTGCAGGGCGACTACCTGGTTGTGATCGGTCTGCGAGGCCGCGAGCTTGGTCGCTTCAGTGCGCCAGCCGAGCAGCTTGCCAATAGTCGGCAAATCTTCATTGCCCGCCAAGGCCATCGACACGAGTTGGTGATTCGTCTCAGACTTAATAGATTTGCTCGGATTCGCCCGCACCCAAGCGTCAAAGAGTTTGGTATATCGCGCCTGCGAGAGCTTCTCGCCTTCACCCGCCATTATGTCAGCGTATTGCGCTTGGGTAGCTTCCGCTGTCTGCGGCTTTGGGAATTGCTCCAACAGGTCGCGAATCGGCTTCGATACCGACTTACCGCGCTCCGACAGCCACTCGTGCTCACTCGCAATCGTCTTGGCGAGCGGGTCGAGATTTTCGACGGGATTGTTCAGCTTGCCTTCGGTCGCTACCTCGAATTGTTTGCCAAGGTCCTCGCCGATGCGATTGACCGGCCCGAACACGACGTTGCGCATATTGGCGCGATGCAAGGCGTAATCTTCGGGCGTCATTTCCAAGACGGACTGACTCTCCGCTGGCGTGCGCCCGAGGAATTTGCCCATCGCCGCTTGCGATGCAGCGGGTGCCTGCGCTTCTAGCGCCTTCCCTTTCTGTGCGATGGATTCATCGCGAATGTTCTGAACTTCCTTCACGCCCTTTTCGTAGGCGCCCTGCATTTTGTCGGCCTTCGCACGTTCGGCCTTACTCACATCACCGCCGAACTCGTAAATGTCCTTCGGTGCGCCTTCGAGCGCTTTGGTCTCGGCAGTATCGGCCGCTGTGCGCGCGGCCTGCTCTTGAGCGGCAGGCAACGAACGAAGATTCGCTGCCGAACTCCCAAGGCGTGATTCGAGTCCGCCAACTACCATCGGAGCCGCAAAGCCCGCGACGGCGCCGATGATGGGCGCTGCCGCCTTGACCGTCGGATTGTCGGACTGGGCCGCCTTCTCAGTTGCGTAATTGCCCGCCTTTTCTGCCGTCCAGCCGTAGAGGTATTGTTCGGCAGTGCCAATTCCGGCGTTCAGAATGCGCCCTGCTGCCGTTTTAGGGACGAACCCGATGCCGGAACCCAGTCCCGCAGTCATCACGCCTATAGTGGCGTTTTCGACCATCGGGTCGGACATATCCGTACCACCGCCTTCAACGGCTTTGCGCTGCGCTTCAATCTTCGACGGGTCGGTTCCTCGCGCGGGGAAGTTTACGTTGCGCGGCTTGGCGAGCGTTCCCGCAGGCTGCGGCTTTTCGTCCACAACCTTCGCGTCTTTCCAGAAGTCGCCGCCACCTTCTACGGTCGCGCCACCCCAGAAGCTATTTGATGCGTCCGCCATTACCTTCGGAACGTAATCCCTTGTTTCCTTCGGCCATGCGCGAGGATTGTCGCCAACGCGATCAATGTTCCCCGGCCCCCAGTTATACGCGGCGAGCGCAAGGCGATGATTACCGTCGTACTTCTTGAGCAAGTCGTTGAAGTAGCGCGTTCCGACATCACGATTAACGGCGGGGTCGGAAAGCTGCGACGGATCGACGCCATAATCCTTGGCGGTCTCAGGCATGATTTGCATGAGTCCGCGCGCACCCTTGGGCGACGTTGCGCTTGTGTCGCCCGCGGATTCGTTCTGGATAATCGCATCGACAAATGGATCGCTCATTTCTCGAAGTATGCCTTCTTCCCCGGATGCGTGCTCATAAAGTGCGGAATGCGATTCGCGAGCAAATATCTCTTAAACGCATCCACGGCTTGATCAACGCTCATCCCCTTGGCCCGCAATCCCTTCACGTATTGAATCGCCGTCGGAGGCCACGAGTCGCCCTCTGACGTTCCTGACTTGCCACTGAACAAGGCTCGAATATCGCCGCGCTGGGTATCGCGCGGAATATCGACCCACGGCGTAGCCGTCTTTGGATCGATGTAAGCTCCTCCTTCAGTTGGATTCTCCACTAGCGTCTTGCCGTCTTTGCTATGCACTTCGTAATCGAAACGATCCTTGAAGCGGTCAAAGACTCCCTCCGGCAGAACCAGCCGAAGGGCCTCCTTCCAACGGTTTCGCGTTCCCCTTATCATCGATTTGATAGCGCTTGCCGTTCACCGTGACGGTCTTGCCCCAGAGTTCCTTCGGCGGAGGCGGAATACTAGAGGTTCCCGCGCTTCGCAACTTATCGGATGCGGTAGAAGTCGCACGTGGTTTGAGCCCTAGATTGCTCGACGCTACCCGCTCCGCGACTTCAGGATCGGTCCCCGACGCAACCATCGAGGCCACCGCCTCATCGCGATATGCCTTCATCGCCTCGGGTCTCATGCTGCCCGCTACTGGAGGCCCCCCACTGCCCGTCTTGAAAGCGTTAAAATCCTGCAGAGCCTTTGCGTTCTTCTGTTCAACGTTCAACGGCTTCGCGAGGGTGCTCGGCGCCACGCCGGACGCGATCTGCGTGGTCTCTCCATTCGGCCCGATACCAAGCACGCTCGTCGTGCCATCCTTGTTGGTTATGACCTTAACGCCGTTTGGAAACTTTCCGCTCGTGACCGACTTGATGTAGGCTTCGAGTATGGGCTTCCCCGCTGTCGGCCCCATCTGTTCGATACTGTCGATGATGTCCTTATCGGCACCAAGTGAATGGTCTTTCTTCAGTGTCTCTAGTCCAAGATTCCAGTTGCCGCCTTCGATCTTGTTTTTGGTGTATTCCTGCGGATTCTCCATCGCGATCGCGCGTTCGCTTTCCGGCAAGGTCTGGACGTAATCGTTCCACGATTGCGCCGTCTTCATCGCCATCTGAGCTTGCGTGCTTTCAAGGCCGAACTGCTGCCACTTCATCGCCATTTCTTGCTGCTTAAGCTGCAAGTCCATCTGGCGTTCTTTGTTCTCCTGAATCCCCTCGCCCGCCATGCCAGCCGCAGCAATCCCGCCACCTGCGCCGCCCAAGGCGGCCCCGAGCGCTGCGGGTAGAGCGTAGGGCAGCACGGCTCCAATGGCCGAGCCCACCTTGCCCATAATTCCGCTGGATTGCTGAGTGTCGTCCGCCATCAAATTGACCCTGGTGGCTGAATCGGCATTTGCGGCTGTAGCGCCAGCGGCGAGGTCTGGCCCGTGGCCGAACTATGTGGCGGCGCCCAGTCCGTCTTTTGCTTTTGCTTAAGCAGATTCATCTGCTGGATGTAGTTCATATATGACTGGCCCACCGGCCCGAGACCGGACATCGCAGCGTCGAAGCCGCCAGACGCGCTCATTGACGGTGGAGCGCTCGGTGGAGCGGCTGCCACATTGGTCATCGTTGGCCCTGCTGCAGACCCCGGAGTTGCGGGCATTCCAAACATGCCCGTGCCCGTCGGACCCGCTCCCGCATCCATCGGCATAGCCGCGTTAGGCGCGGCCATCGACGGCGTACCTGCGGGCCCGCCCATGCCAGCAGCCGCCATCATCGGCCCCGCCGTTTCTGCCGCACCGGTCAGTCCGTTTTTCAGCGCACCCATTGGACCGCCCGTAATTCCCCCACTTATCGCGGCAGGAATTGCGCCGAACATATTGGTTATCGGCTGGATCGCGTTCATTAGGCCGCTCATTTGCCCCCTCCACCGGCAGGCCCCGTGGTCACAGTCGTGCCGCCGCCCATACCGGCTTGACCGAGGCCCGCACCAAATTGCGACAGAAGGTTGAACGGCCAGTTTGCCGCTTGCTGCGCATTCTGAGTCGCCGCGTTATTCACGTTTTGCTGCTGCTGTTGTTGCGCCGCCCCGATGTTGTAAAGGTTCTGGCTCGGTGCATAGAGATTCGCGATGCCCTGTCCCGCGTTCTGCGCGGCATTGAGCATATTCGAGCTTTCCTGCTGGTACGCAGGCTCGTAGATATTCGCTCCGAGCGTCGCCAAACTCTGCCCCAGTCCGTATTCATTGAGACCCTGCTGCTCGTTGAAGCCCGACGAATTGAAGGCCCCAGCCTGCTGCGCTTGCGCCATCAACGCGGGGTTGGTCGCGTACTCGTATTGATTGCCGACCTGTTGCGCGGCCTGATTGTAATACTGGTTGAGGTACGGATTTGGCCCGAGCATCCCGCCGCTCGCGTAAAGCTGCTGCGTCGAAGCGCCTTGGTCGGCAAGGCTCTGCGCCTGTCCAGTTTGTGCCTCGCCCTGCGCCATAGCGTTCTGCTGGTCCTGCGAGAACCCCGCGACGTTCTGATTCAAGGCGGTGTTGTACGGAGCGATTTGCGGATACCCACTGCCGCCTTGACCGCCTTGGATGCCAAGCCCCGGGATGTTCGGCAGATTCATCCCCGGAAAAATTTGGGACATCTGCTCGCCAAGAAACAGCTTGGCGTAAGGCACGAGCCACGAGGGCGGCCCCGTCTTGGTGGTCGAGCTTTGCGACCCGCTGCTACCGCCGCCCATGCCCATTAGTAGAAATCCTTCCTGAAGAAGTATTGGTGGACGCGATAGCCGCGACGCAGCACCCGACGCATCCATTGTGGGCGCGAGCTAATCCCCGTGAGGCCGCGCAAGCCAAAGCCTTTCGCCCGCTCGATCATCTGCGGCTCGATGTCAGGGAGCACCTTCCAGAACGGCGCCCCTTCGCACCAGATAATCCATTGATGCAGGTACATCGGCACGCCAATGAATTCGTCGTTGAATGCCTGCGTGACGATGAAGCCAACCGGTCCCTTGTTACTCTGGAGAATCAGGAAGCACTCGCAAATAATCTGTCCGGCCAGTCCTGCTTCGAGGCGATGACGGACGTGCTCCGGTTGCCAGTAGCCCGAGTTCTTATCCTTCTCCTTTATACGAACGAGACCGGGGCGAATGACGGTCGGCCAAAACTTCTTCACGGCGTCGCGGTCACACAAAAGCAGACTCCACTTCGGAGCAGCTTTCGCGACTTCGACAACGCCGTTGGTGTGAGCTTCGATTTCCATTTATGGGAACGCCCCCATCGAGTTCAGCCCGCCGGGTAACCCCGGAAGTCCTGCATTGTGCAGAGGACTCGGCCCAGTCAGGGTAAAATCGTGCGCGGCTGCGTTGGTGTAGAGCGGATTGACGTTGCTGATGCTGTGCGCGCCCGCCGCAGTATCGTTCGACACCTGCCCCTGCGCTCCGCCGCGATCGTTATAGTCGTCGGTGAAATGAACGAGCACATTCACATGAACCGTGCCGCCATCATAAATCAGATTCTTGGCGTCAATCGTCGTGTCTTCGTTAAATCCGCATCCCGAACTCGGAGCTTCGCAGTCGGACGCGAGTAGCGCCTTCGCCACGGCTCCGGCTGTGTACCAAGTATTGTTATAAACTTCTTCATGTTGCGGGCAGTGCGTGCCGGACAATGGTAGGCAGTTCGCATCGGGCGAGCTTTGGAAATCCAAAGCTGAACCATAGGCCACATTTTGCGTAATCAGATTGTCGCTGCCCACCCCACCATGAAATGAGTTGGCGATGTAGTACGCGCTTTGGCAATTACTCCCACAGGTTGTTACTCCAGTCGTCGCGACATTCTGAGTGATGGTTGCCTGAGTCGTCCCGAACGTCCCCGAGCCTTTTACGTCGATGCAGTTATGAACGCAGCCGGGGCCGACCGTATTCCCCTGAACAATCGGCGCACCCCCGTCGTAATGAACCTGAAGGCAGTTATGCCCGCCGCAGTGGTTTACGATGTTGTTGATGAAATGGACGTTATCGATGCCCGCGCCTTTGCCGGAGTCCTCGAAGTCAAGCTGGTTGCGATAGGGCAAAGTCGGATCGTCACAACCGCCCGCGACAATTCCGCCACCCACTGGTGCGCACTTATTATCATTCGCGGGGTTGGGGCCGAGGGTGGTGTTCGCCGCATATGCGCCCGGACCTGTATCGTGAAGGTTGGAGTTCTGAACGGTGATTCCCGGCATCCCGCCGTTGACCGTCTGAAAGGTGATGGCGTACTGCGTAGTATTTTTGCACTCGAAGCCATCAATCGTAATGTATTTCGCGGTGGTCGAAATCGCGTTTATACAGGTGTGCCGAGTCGAACCGCCGTCGATAATCGGCAACGCCCCGGAGCCATAGTTCCCTAGAATGATCGGATGGCCCGAAGTGCCCTGCATGTTCGTGATAGTCAATTCTTCGGTCCACGTATCGCCGCGTTTCCATAAGACTTGCGCATCGGGCGATAGCGAGGCTTGAATCGCCGCCACTGGACGGAACGAACACCACGGTTGGGCCGGAGACGTACCGAATCCTGCATCCGCAGCCGCACACACTCCACTCGGCGCCGCCGATCCATTGTAACCGCTCTGGTTGGAATCGACGTAATGAGCGCCACTCGGCGTGTGCGCCGTGAACGTAAAGGCGATGCTGCCCGTCTGAAATCCCATCAGGTAAGTCGCGGCCACCAACAGCAATGCTAACCACACGATGTTCATGGGTTATGCACCAAGCTGATTGCTTCGTTGCCGCCAGTGGGAGCGCCGGTCGTGAATATCGAGAGCCGCTGGCCGGCGGTGCAGTTTTGCGCGGCGCCACCAGCGGTCGTAAATGTCGCCACACACGAGGTCGAAATCGACAGCGTGCCAGCATTCGACCCGTTGATCTGAATCGTATAAGTGTCGGGCGAGCCGCTGGGATTAGTCCCGCAGCTTACTGCTGACCCCGGAGTCCCGCCATTAACTGCGAAGTTGGCCGGAAAGGTAATCGTCGTCGGGCAGGTATAGGCTTCTACCAGTCCCGTCGTCGGTACGCCGCCATAGAAGAACCCGACGCTTTGCGGACCAGTGGGTCCGGTCGCGCCCGTCGCTCCAGTGGGACCGGCAACGCCTGTTGCGCCAGTGAGTCCGGTGAGTCCAGTCGGGCCTGTAGGGCCGGTCGGTCCACTTGGTCCAGTCGCACCCGTAGGGCCTGCCACCCCAGTCGCTCCAGTCGGCCCCGCCGGACCAGTGGGGCCGGTAGGCCCCGTGGCGCCGGTAGCTCCTGCTGGCCCAGTGGCTCCTGTTGGACCAGTTGGACCCGTCGCTCCGGTAGGACCTGTCGCTCCCGTGGGGCCAGTTGGCCCCGTAGGGCCGGTTGGACCTCCCGCCGGACCGCTTGGGCCGGTTGGGCCGGTTGCTCCAGTGGCACCAGCCGCCCCGTTCGCACCCGAAGGCCCCGTTGGTCCGGTCGGTCCTGTGGGGCCAGTTGGCCCACCTGCCGGTCCTGAAGGTCCGGTTGGTCCAGTTGCGCCCGTGGGGCCGCTAGGGCCGGTTGGACCAGTCGGGCCGGTTACGCTCGCTCCACTAGGGCCAGTCGGTCCCGTTGGGCCGGTCGGGCCGGGAGCGCCACTTGGCCCTGTGGGCCCAGTCGCTCCCGTTGCGCCTGTGGCCCCTGTTGGCCCCGAAGGTCCCGTTGGTCCGGTCGCACCGCCGCCACCGCCACCTGAAGGCACCGCACATCCCATCGGCTCAAGTTGATTTACGAAGGCCCCGGCGCCGCAAGCAATCGGGCGCGCCGCGCTGGATTCTCCACGCAGAACCGCAATGCCAACTAACATGGCGACACCAGCCGAGATGACAAGATTAACTCCACCCTTGTTCATCCCGCCGCCCATTGGCCCACGCCAATATCCCTGAGTCGTAGGGCGTCATATTGGATAGTGATGTTCGCCGCGCCGGTTGTGTCGTTAATCGTATCCGTCCCGAAGGGCGTGACCGCGATATTGAAGGCGTTGCCGTCACGCTTGCTGATTTCGAGTTCCCGCCCTGAACCAGTTGCAGCGGGCAAGAGAACAATCGTATCCGCCGCGACTCCCGCGAACGCTGCAACATAAGACTCGGTGGCGCCGACGGTATATGGCGACAGGGTTGCGTCGAGCGTGACGAGGACGTATTGCCGCGGCACAACGGCGTTGTACACGTTAGTGAGATAGGTCTGAAGATAAAGGCTAAGGCCGCGCAACAGCTTGAAAGTATGCGTGAACCCATGATGAATGCTGTGCCAATCAGAGACCGGCGGCGCATTGCCGACGGTCGGCTGTACTTGCGGCGGCTGTAAGACCTGCTGGGGCACACTAGACCTCTCCCGTCGGGTCCATATCCACGGTGCCTTGCGCCACCTCGGAGGTCCCGTAAAGGTCCATGCGGTAGCGCACGAGCCGCCCGCTCACCATGCGATTGAACCAGCCGTCCTGGGAGATGGTCGTCGGGGCCTTAGCCACAGGCGCTACGCCCGTCGGACCCATCTGCACTAAAGGCGTAAGCCGCGCCGGAGGAGCGAAGGTCGTTGGCACCGGATACTGCGTAAACCCCGGTCGCACCCGCCGATGCTGATAGACCATCTGCCGGTCGCCAAAGTCATTCGACGTAATAAACACGCCCGACACCGGATTGAAGGGATTCAGCTCGTCGTACAGAAACAGCGAATGGTCGAGCAACATCAGGCCGCTATCGGGGGTCGTTGCCCCATGCTGCGGGTCTGGCGCTGGCGTGCTCAGCGGGAGTTCAACGTCGAGGCGCCCGAAGAACCACCGTGGCGGATTCGGGCGCTGATAGAAACCGATATAGCTGTCGAGCAATCCCGCCTGCCCGCGTGCCGTGCTGCTGCTCGGATAATGCCACACCACGAGGTCACGCTGAATGTCGTAGCGCCCCGCGATGTTGGCGATAAACCCTTGATTCAGATCGCGGAAGAACCATTCCTTAACGTGATTGGGAATGCGGTTGAGGTTGTACCCATCAAACTGCCAGAAGTCGTCAGGACCGACGAAATAGTCGTAGTCCCCGGTATTGATGACGCACTCATTCCCCGCGACCCCCACGGAATCCGAAATGGTTCCGGGCTGTCCAAAGTTCCATCCAATAGCCCCACCCACAAAGGTCGCAGACTGGATAGCGTTTTGCCGATAGACGGCGAGGAGTTGCCGCTTGCGCTGGACCGACGTGATATTGCCCGGAAGATTCGCCAAATTGTACGCATAAACCTCTACCGCGAAGTTGGGCACCCACGACGCCGTATCTGAGAGATTGCTGTAGAGCGTCTGCGAATTGGGCGGCACCAGAATAACCGCATAGTCGGTGGTTGCGACGAGCGACGAGACCGGCGGCGACCCCGGTAGCGGCGCAAAGCTGCCCGCGCTGAGGCGGTAGAAATAAGGCACATCCACGCCATCGACGGCGATTAAGTCCTGCCCATAGGTCGCGAAGCGCCAGCGATTCGAGGTGTTGGTGAGGCCCGTCACCTGCGGCTGAAAGATGCCGTTCGAGTCGAGCACGTAGAGGCCGTTCACGGTCGCGCCGACGACAATCGACGTGCCGAGCAAATACGCCGTATAGGCTCCAAAGGCGGTCGATGGCAGACCCGACGAGATGCGGGCGAGTCCCGGCAACGTGCGGAAGCCCTTCTCGGTCGGAAAGACTCCGCCCATGTCCTGACAGGCGCCCGGAGTGATCGTGTCCTCGTCCGGTGCGTACTCGTTGAATATCAAAGGCTGCAGGCCCATCAGCTATCCCGACACGCCAGCACTTCATTGGCGATGGTTTCGGGGTCTTCGCCCTCCATCTTCTCGCTCATCGCCGCGACCCGCTGCCCGAGCGCCGTCCAGTTGACGCCGCGCTTGTTGGCGAGCCGCTGCGCACAGGCGGCCATCACGTCGGAGCAGACCTTGGTGTTCACAGGTATTGCTTCACGAAGGACGGTTGCGTCATCGCGTGCGCGTTCTGCATCAGCTTCTCCAGCGCCGCCGCCTCGTTCGCGCGAAACGTCATAATTCGTGGCGAGTTGGGGACGGCAATATCCGTGTACTCAGCGCAAATCTCGGCGCACGTCGCGTTGATCAAGAGTATCCGCCCGTCATTGCACCAGAAGTTCGTCGAATCGGAATCGTCGGTCGGCGCAGCGATGGTCTGCATCATCGTCAGTTCGACGGGATATTGCTGGTTGGGCGTCGGAAAGATTCGAATCTGATTCCCATACACCGCGCACATCGACACCGGCAGTGACGTAAAGGGCGGCTGGAGCGCGTCGGCGACCAGAATGGTCTCGTAGTCCACCATCGGCACCACGATCCACACGCCGTTGTAGAGCACGCGGACATAAGTAACGCTCTGGACGCCCGCAGGCAGCGTGTAGAATTGCTGACCCGGCTGGGTCACGATGTCGTAGTTGGTTACAGAAGCGGGCGTGAAGATTTGCGGGCCGTAGAAGTCAATTCGCTCCTTCAGCATCTCCAAGACGAAATCGGCGGGCAGGTCGTCCCGATTGAGCCGGAATCCAATTGCGGACTGTAACTGCCCCCAGTTCATCCATTACGTCCTACTTGCCGTCGTCCTCGTGCATATAATTCATGGGCGGATTGCCCTTGCGCGGCGCCGCGCCGGAGACCTTCGGTTTCTCCAATGAGCGCTCGTAAACCTTAGACCGCTGAACGTCCATTGCCTCCTGCCCCTTGGGGTTGGCTATGCTGCGCTCGCGGAGATAGTCCAGGTCATTTTTCGGCTTAGGCATGATTATTTGCCATCGTCTTCGTGGAAGTAGTTCAACCCTTCGCTCTTGCGAAGCTGTCCCTCGATCTGGCCGTGAATCTTCTGCACCTCACCGACACCGGTAAGGTCTTTGACGCCTTCTACGACCTTCGAGCCGACGTGTTTCGCCTCGTCATAGACCTCTTTGGCTTTCTCTTTGATTTCGTCGAGCATCAGTAATACCGCATCACCTTCGATTGGGTCTTCGCGGGGTGCTCGCCGCTCTGCGTTCCCTCGCCGCCGATCTGCTCAAGCCCGCCGTCGAGCTTGTCGAGATCGTTGGCGAAGTCACCAGTCGGGGGCATTCCTGTAACCTTCGCGGGCTGCGAACCTGTCACCTTGTAGTCGGGCCTTGCCATTACGGTTTACTCCAAGGGCCTATCGGTACGGTGGGGGCGTGAACAGGGCGCCCCTCGCCCATATGGCGCATTCCCCTGCCGACGAACGTAGGTCCGCCAGAGTGCATCGGAGGACCACCCGGATTGGTTCCGCCCATGTCGCCAGAGGCGGGACCGCCGCTAACTGGACCCACCGGCCCAATTGCGGGGAATCCTCCCGGAGGCGCTGTCGGCGCCCCCGGCGCGACCCCTTGACCACCCGGATTGATGCGTTCGCCCATCGGCACGCCACCATTGGACGGCACGACAGGCGTAACGCCGCCTACGCCGCGAGGAAGAGGACTGAGCGGCATTGTCTTATTCTCCGCCCTTCTTGCTCATCCCGACGGAGTTGTAGTTCTGCGGGCCTTCCGCCATTTTCTTGCCACCAGTCGTGGTGACGTAGCTGGCGTTGTCCTGCATTCCAGCGCCGCCTTCCATGCCGGCCTTTCCGATCATCCCCATAGCCTTTGGGTCGCTGGGAGAGAATGTCGCCAGATGGCGCTCTTCGCCCATCGGGTCAAGGTCGTAGTTGTTGCCGACCTCAAGACCGCCGAACATATCCCAATCGCGCGGCGCGCCAGTCGTCAGCATCTCGACGCTAGTTGTCCATCCCGCACGGTCGGAATACGCGAGGTCATCGTTCATTCCGATTTCCCAGTTGTAATCCGGGAGATAATCGGTGCCAGCCTTCAATTTGAAATCAGCAGCCATAGTCGTTCCTCAGTCCGGGTAAGGCCCCGGTTTACGTCCTGTTAGCGTACCCACGGTCACGCAAAAGCCACGGTCGGCGATGTCGGCTCGACTCATCTCATTACCCGTCGCCTTCTCGGGGCGCTCCGGGTAAACCATGCAGTCGAGCCAGTAATCCGAGCCGCCTTCGAGGTGCCCGCCCAGCGGAAGCCGGTTGTGATAGCCGTCACTCTGATGGGGCGACGGGTCCGACTCGTGAATCGGCATATCGTTCGTCGGCCACGGATCAGCCTTGCCGATGCCGCCATCATTACGGCTCATTGGAGTCCTCCTGCGGCTCGCTGACGAGCGCGTGGCCCGTCTCAGAGACCAACGGCTCGACCGTCGCCTCGGGTTTCCCCGTCATGTGCTCGAGCATCTTCTCCAGCACGACGGCGATGCGGCACAAAGCATCCGCGCTCTTGATTTCGTTCGCGCGCTTCTGGCGCTCGTAGCTGACTGCCTCTGCCATCGGCTACTCCTAGAACGTCACAGCAGACTGCAAGAGCGTCTGCATCATCAAGTACCCTTTGATCGTGCCGGTGGTAGTCGCCGTATTCGGCGCGGTCGTGACCTTAAGCACGAAATCGACCACCGGGAAGGTGCTGCCCTGAGTCGTGTAAACCGCGCTCGCGAGGTACTGTTTCGGAACGACGCCGCGCACCGGCGCTGTTGCGGTCGTGCCGGTCCAGCTCATCGTTGGGTCGAGCACGCCGGTTGCGTTGATGCCGATACCGACCGCGCTCACATAGGTCGCCTGAAAGGCGTTGCTCGCCGCGTTGGTGTCGCCCAAGCTGATGCGTACCGAGGTGCCGGTATCCAGCGACGGGATTTCGACGTGGTAGCCAAGCACCAGCACGCCATAACCGCCCGATTTATACGGGATGGGGCAGAGGCGCACGGTGTCGTTGATGATGAATCCGGTCGCCGCCGTCCCAGTTGCGATGTTGAACGAAAACGGTCGGCAGAAGGTTTGCGCGACCCCCCACGGGGCACTAATCTGAGTGTCCCCATAGGTATCTGCGGTATAGGCTGTTGCCATCTCAATTCTCCCTAGCCATTGCTACGGTCTGCGGTCTGAGTGCAGCGTAGGGTTACTCCGTTAAGGGGCCGCGTAAGTCGAAATTACGATGCTGGCGTAGTTCTGCGCGGTGCCGCCGATGGTCACCTGCGGAAGCGCACAACCCCAGATAAAGCCGCCGGTCACGCGCAACTGATTGCCCGCGTCCAGAATTTCTTCGTACCACCGGACTCGCAGCGGACGCCCTTCGATGTTGTCGGCGGACCCGAAGGCTACCGCCAGCGCTTGCGCACCCATGAAGACCGCGCGGGCTACCGAGGTCGTGCCGAGTACAGTCGGCGAAGCGATGAGCGTCCCCGTCGCGTTCATCATCTGGTTCTGCGACGAAGTGCCCCACGGCACGTTGGCGTCGGCGTGCATCGGCACATTCTCGTAAACGCCGATTGCACCGGTGAACAGCGGGTTGCCCGTCACCTGTCCGCCCTGCAGAGCCATGCCGAACAGATTGCCCCATTCGCCCGCCTGAAAGTTGTTCTTCAGGTCGCGTACCTGGGTCTGGTGCATGAACAGAATGCCGGAAACTTCGATGCCCTTGATGATGGGCGGCTTGATCGGAAAGATAAGCGTGCTCTGCGCCTTGACGATGGCCTCGTTAATCAATTCGAGGTCCATGATTTCCTGCGAGGTCAGAGAGGCTTCATTGGCCGCGCCGCCCGACAGGATTTGGTGCGAGCTGTCCAGCGTCGCCGGCGAATTCAGGCCGGTGTACGCGACATTGGTCTGGTTGGTGTTGCAAGCCGCCTGATTCAAGAGGCCCGCATCGATGATGGTTTTTACCCAGTTCGCCAACTGCGCATAGGCCGCGTCACGCATCGACCAGGGGATGCGCTGTTGCGACATCTTGCCGACATTGAGCACCGCGTTGCGCTGCTGGTTGATGATGAAGCTGGAGGTCTGCCACGTCATCGCCGTCTCTTGGCCGGTAATCGGGGCGTCACCGATGACGCCGGGGCCGGTCAGATTCGGAAGCGTGTCGAACTTTACGGTGTCGCCGGGTCCCTTCAGAGGCTCATCGAAAAGTTGACAAATGTTGGTCTGGTCGCGGGCGTTGAGGCCCGGGGCCATGAGCTTCGCGAGAACGGGCGTGTGGATTGCTTGGAGGTAAACGCGGCGGCTGTAAATTACGACTGCGGCCGGGTCATTCGCAACTACGACGGTTTCTGCCATTTTCAGCGACTCCTAACTCGCGTCTCCTTGGCGCGAGCGTGAACAAGGATGTTGCCGCTGTATGGCCTGCGGTGGGCCTCGTCACTTCAACCAATCCGCAAGCGACGAGGAGCGTAGCGACCTTATCGGGGCCTATGCGCCTTACTCTTTCAGTTCGCCTCTCCACGAGGTCTGGGGCCTCATAAGGTTAGCCCGATGTTCTAGTTTTGATAGGAAATATATCTAGTTGTCAACGGTGCCTATTTTATGGTACCATTGTGTTGGTATGAAAATCGCCCTGCAAGGATACCAATGTGAACGCTGCGGATACCGTTGGCCTATACGACAGGATCAAGGAAAGGCGCAGGACATGGCGCCAATTCGCTGCCCAAATCCACAGTGCCGAAGCCCTTATTGGAATCGGCCCCGATCTAAGAAATGGGCTATTCGCAACGATTCGTAAACTTCACGCGGCGGGTGTCGATTTCAAAATCAGTTTTGAAAAGTACGATGCGGCGTTGACGCTCAAGCGACAGAACAATCCGCGACTCAGGAATCGCGCCGTGCCGATTCGTCAGAACGCTTTCGATAAGTTGGCGCTAATTCAACAGGTTGCTTGCGCGATTTGCCGCGAGCCGTTTCAAAGCGAACGAAATATTCGCGTCGATCACGATCACGACACAAACAAGACCCGCGGATTGCTCTGTCACAATTGCAACGTCGGATTAGGTCATTTCAAGGACAGCCCCATGAGACTTGAAGCAGCGGTCGCTTATTTGCGACGACAGGGAGAATGATGAACGCAAAACAGAGGCGAACTGCTCGGCGCGCAATGCGGCGGCACTGGGCGATTATCGATATACAGCCAATGCCCATCATTCACGCGAACATGCTCGAAACAATGGAGTGGGCACAGCGGCAGATTATTGCAATCTGTGGGCTATCGAAAGAACTGCTCACCGCGCATGAAACGAGCAGTCAAGTCGGCTTGATTGCTTTCAGCACGAAGGCCAGCCGGTCTTCGCCCTTTTGCAGATGAACGCACTCGAAGTTCGTATCGCCCAAGTACCGCAGATAATCGGCCAGCGTGGTCTTGCCGAGTTGCTTCAGAGTCTCCTCGCGGGAGAGATAGACCAGCGTTAGCTCATTGATAACGCGGCGATGGCCGGGGTCCCCCCATGCGTGGTCGCTATCGAAGCGCGGCACGATGGCGCACAGCAAGCCGTTTGGTTCCAGCACGCGCCAGTATTCGCCGAATTCGTGGAAGAACTCGCGATACTGACCCTGATAGCCGAGATGTTCCAGCACGTCGTAGGCGTGAATCTCGCCGAAGGTGTTGTCCTCGAACGGCAGCTTGCGGGAATCCACCGCCACTTCGTCAAGGTCGAAGATTACGTCAGCTTCGGATTCCTTGTAGCAGTCCAGCGTAGTCAGGTTGAGGAATTCCTTGCCGGTCGGCGTGCTCATGTCCTTGGTTCGCCGATGGCCGCAGCCGAGGAGCAATTCGCGGTAGTTGGTCATTTGGCCGGCCGGATAAAGATCGAGATTATGAGCAAAACGGCGACGACATCGATTGCATTGCAGATAAATTCAATAACGCGGAACTCTGTGCCACTCATAGCTTGACCTCAAATGGAGACGAGACTTTACCCAGCGACGGATCGTGCGCGAGGAGCGCCTGCACCATCGCGAAATCGATCGTCCATTTCTTGATGTGACCGAGCACTAATCCGGCGTGCCCCCACGTTTGGAATCCCAACTTGCCCGCGCGAACGCAAAAGCACATATCCTCGCCGTAGGCATATTTGCGCCCTTTGTAAGTGTACTGGTCGCGTCCGAACCACGGCCACGCATCGTCGGCGTGCGCCTTACCGACCACCTCCAGCACGTCACGCCGAATCAGGCAGCAGCCCATCCCCACCGCGCTTACCGGATGGACGAGGCCCATCTGGAACGAATCCATCACACGCAATCCCTCGCCATCCACCTGGGGCTGGAACCACACTGGCTGCAGGGCTTTCTCTTTCAACTCTCCGAAGTACAGCGCCGAGCATATCGGGAAAGAATGGTCTGCGGCGGTGTCGATAAGCGCGTAAATCAATTCCGGCGGGAAGGTATGGTCGGTATCGAGGAAGAGCAGATAGTCGTGGTCGCGCTCCATAAACTCGCGGACGACTTCGTTGCGGTTATCGTCGAGGTAGGCACCGCGAATCTTGATCACCTTGCCGTCCACAACGCGCCGGTTGTTGCTGTCGTGAGCGAGAAAGTTGAAGAGACTCGCCACAAACTCGTTTTCCAACGTCCCGCCGTGGATATAGCCGATGGAAATTTTCACCGATTGCTCTCTAAGCATCGCTGAATTTCCTGCTCGACCGCAGGCGTTAGCGATAGTTCTCCGTCGAGCACGCGCTGAATATGGCGATTCGCAACACCTAAAGCGATCCATTTCCGGTCCGCGACGGCTTGGTTCTCGTTCTCCGCCGCAAGCATAATTTCGTTTCGCTGCTGAATATAATCGTCGATGCTCATCTCAATCCCAGCCCCCAACGGAGCGAGCTATGCTCGTTGTGGCCGCTGCGCCGGAAGAAGTCGGGGTCTTTCCACGACTGTTGCGTGCAATGGATGCAATACGGCGCGACTCCGAACAGCGACCAGCCCATCGCTTCAGGCGGATTCTTTATCTCGCCGTTCTGGTCGCGATTGAGGCCGTGAACCTTAACCAACTCGGTGCGGCAATAGACGCACTTCGCCCCCGCCGGAAACGGAAACATGCCGGTACGACCGGCATTATGATGCGGGGAGAACATTACATTGTCCCCCCGTCGCCGATAATGATGATCGCTAACATCAGTCCCAACACGACGACAAATCCGGTCAGAATATCTCCCAACATTTTAGCTCCCCACCACTACTTCAGCGGGAAGCTGTTTCGCGACTTCGATTAGTGCGCGCCCCATCGCCTCGCACGCCTTGTCGGTATCGACGTGAATCGCGGCGGAACCGACGATCTTATCCACAGCGCCGGTTATGGGCGACTGAAGAAATATCGTTATGTCGAATTTGAACGAGCCGTCCGAATGCCGATACGGGCCTTTGACGACGAATTGCGCTCTGCTGAGGTCCATCAGATATTCCTGTAAGACTGCGGGTTGGCGATCATCGCGTCGAGGTCGGCATCGTTGAGGCCCACGACTTCGGAGCGGTTGCGCAGCACACGCGGCTGCGCGCCCGTTTCACCGCTCTTAGACTCGCTCAGACTATTAGTCGCCTCGCTGATGGCCTTCTGCTTGAGCACCTTCTCGCGCGAGGCTGCGCCGTCATCGACCGACTTGGCTGCCGCTTCGGCTTGCGCCGGAGTGTAGCCACGCGCGAGCGCGAGGTCGTAGGCGATTGCGGCGGGGTTGCGTCCGGTTGCTTCCGCACCCTGCCAGACCAGTTGTCGGCGGCTGGCGAGGTAGGTGTCGCGAGCAATCAGATATTGCGCCACGTCCTCGGGGTCTTGGTTGGTTTTAGCGGCTTCTTCCTGAACCGCAGGCTGTGCGGCCACTTTAGCGAGATGATCGACGTAAGGCTTATAGGCTTCATTCCCCTGTCGGCCCGCGGCGATTGCGGCGCCTAAACTGCGCAGCCCAACGGTGGCGAGGCCCGCGCGTTCCCAATCCTTGATTTCGGCTTGTTCGAGGAACTTCAGCGCATCGGGGTAGTCCGGCTTGGTTGTCTTGAACTCAGCTTCCTGATTGCGGATGCCGTCGAGTCGGTCCTTGTTGGCCTGCTCCGCGCGGAGCCGGTTGACTTCGGCTTCGAGGTTCTCCGCCTTGGCCTTCAGGAAATTGGCCGGGTCATCGTCGAACGCGGGCGGACTTTTCGGCGCTTCGGCCGGCGGCGTGGTCTCGCGCGACTTCTGCATATCCGCGAGTTGCTTTTCGAGCAGACGGACACGCTTCCACGCGGCGTTATCTTGCGGAGCGGGCGGTGTATCGGCAGGCTTGGTCTCGACGGGCGCTTTGACTTCCTCGGCAGGCTTGGCTTCCACCGGCGGAGCCAATTCGCCATCGGCTGGCCGCTGGCCTATATCGGGCGTCTCAGCTTCCGCCGCCTCGGTAGTCGCGGTGACGGGACTTTGGCGCTGCGCTTCGGCAATCTTGCGCAATTCGTCGGGGTCGGTTATCTCGCCGATCTTTTCGAGATCGAGCGATGCTTCTTCAGCCATCTCAGCCTCCTACTGTTTCATCGGCGCGTCGCCGAGCCGGTCCACGACGATTCTCATGCTGACGCCGCTGGCCGTGTTCACTTCGAGCACCTGCGGCGTGCCGTACAGCGCGGCTTCCATCTTACCCATCAGCGCTTGCAACTCCGCCGCCGTCCCGTTGAGCGTAACGTAAACTTTGGTTGCTGCCGCGCCGGGAGCGCTCTGCACCGCCGCTGTCATAATATCCATCAGTCGTCTAGCGCCACTTCCGGTTCGGGAATCGGGCCGCCGAACTTGATGCCCTGCGACTCTGCTTCCTCGATTGATTTGAGCAAGTCCACGAAGCCCGCCGTCTCGACCGAGACCGGCAAATCTTTGATCAACTCCAGGTTCTCTTTGAGATGGTCGATAGCTTCCTCGGCGGAATCGCCCACGCCCAGAATCACGCCCACCTCGTCGCTTTCCTCAATGGGGAAGTGATACAGCCCGTCGATTTTGCAGTAGTGGTAGAGCTTCATCCAGCGCAGCGCTTCGTCGGGGATTTCCAGCGTCTTCCACTCGTTGTCGATGGTCGGGTCTTTGGTCGCCTGCTGATAATGCAGCGTACCCTCAGCGGCGAACTTCCACAGAAACTTCGGTGGAATCACGATGCCGTTTGCACCGTGCCAGATAACGTCGGCGAGGTTGATGCACGTCTCTAGTTGGTGCTCGCCAGTCTGTCCCGGCATTCGCGGGGTCGGGTCGATGAAATACGGGATGCCGTCAGCCACGCGCACTTCGGTCGCCCACCAGCCACGATAGCCGTAGCCCGCGAGCACCGGCGCCATCTTTTCGTTGACGATGCCGATTTCGGGCGGGAGGTCTTCGTTCGATAGTAGCGAGCCTAAGTACAGCTCGTTTTTCTTCTCGTACCCCTGGAAGGACTCGGGCGGGTAGTCGCCGTCGATGCACCAGCCGTCGTAGCCCAACTCCATGTCGGATTCGATGTCGTCCTGCACGACGAAGGTGACGGTCTCGGCTGCGCCGCCGAAGATGACCGAGAGGCTATCGAGCGTGCGTTGCGTGAAGCCGGAAAACTGACGGTGATGCCACGTCTCCATGTTGCCGCGATAGCGATTGATTTTGATCCACTTGTTCTCGTTCTGCTTCAGGTATTCTTCGAGGGCGCGTAGCCCCACGATGGTTTCGGAGTGGATGGTGGGGAGACCGACAGAATCCAGCACATCCAGAAAAAAGTCACGATAAAGCTCAAGGTCAGTGGCACCCATGTGCCCCCACACAGCCTTGCCAATACTTTTAAGATGACGTTGGAGACTGCCAAAACCAATGTCAGGGAAAACAAAGAGGTCGATAGTGCGAAGGATTTTAGGATCGAGGAAATCATCTAGGCGCTCCACTTTGTCGAGACCCGTTCCGATGACGCAGTTGCGGATGGACTGATATTCAGTCTCGAACGGCGAATGGTAGTACACCGTTTCCATCGTCTCAGCCAGCTTCTCAGCGACCGATACGAAGGTGCCATAGTCCACGACGGCGGCAGTGACTTCTTCGACGCGCTTCATGGTTCATTTCGGATGATCAGGAGTTCACCGTCGATAACTGCGACAACTTTCTCTTTTTCCTCGGGATGTTCCTGCTGATAGGCGTCCCCCATGAGAGCGAGCGGTCGCCATTCCGTCGCGTAAAGGCGATTTTTGAGTTCGACTAGCTGCGGTGATGTAATATATCGTTTGTTCATTTTCGATTGCCAGCCACTCCGCCGTCCAGCGCGATGAACGCTTCGTCGTATTCCTTGGCGTCAACGTCGAGCACCCGCGCGAGGCCGTATTCCACACTCTCAGCGTACTTGTGCGCCAGCTGGTACGGCGCGTGAACGTCGGAGCCGGGGTCGTTCGTGATAATGCAGCCGCAGGCGGCGAATTGTTCGCCCATCACGCGACGATTCTCGTAGTCGGCGTCGAAAGCGTCCACGTCAACCTGCGAGATGCCCATGTGACGGCAGACGGTCGCTTCGAGCAGTTCGTGAATCGCGGCGAGATATTCGTAACGCCAGTTACCGACATGAGACACGGACACGATTAAGTGATGATCCAGAAATTCCCAGTCGGCCCAAGTGGGATATCGTTGATCCTTATGCTCAATTGTCCGCACAGCGAATAGTTTCATTTGCTCTTACCCTTCGGCGACGGGTTAGGCCGCAGCGCATCGAACATGGTCTGGAGCGCTTCGAGCGACAGCTTCTTGTCGCCCTGATCGCCCTGCCGACTCTTGGCGATCGCGTCGAGTATCAGCTTCAAATCGTTGTTGATAGTCGCGTGCGGGACGGCGCGCGCATCGGCGATCATCTTCTGCCCCTGCGCCATATCCTTGAACGCACGGCTGTGCTTGAGCGCCACGTCGCCCTGAATCTCTTCGAGGCTGCGCGGCTTGCCGCGACCGCCATACGCGGCCATCCCCTTTTCGGCCAACTCCTGCTGCTGCCTCGCGCCGTCGATGATGTCCTTCTTAAGCGACGCGCGGAACTGCGCCGGCATGTTGATGTAATCGACCAGCGCGGGCGAGAACTTGCCGAGCTTCACCAGAATCGGCGCGAGCGTCATAATCTGCTCGGTGTAATACTGGCGCATGTTCGGGTCGTTCTCGATCTCATCGAGCACGATGTCGTACTTGATGGCGAAGGGGTCTTTGGTCAGTTGGAGCGCCTGTCCGTCGAATGCCCCACCGACGCGAATCCAGCGGTCATCCGCGAGCAGCTTGGAAAACTCGAAAATCAGTTCGCCTTCACGTTGCCGATAGCGGGAGAGGGAGTCAAAGTCGCCCGCCAGCAGCACCATCGCCGACGTGAGTTGCCGGCGGAGCGAGACGCCCGGAGTGGTCGCGCCGACGTTGCCGAGCAGCGACATCGAGAGGCCAGAGATTTGCTCAGTCAGGTCGATGCAGAACTTCAGAATCTCCATCGAGCCTTGCGGTAGCGTCGGGATGGGCTTCGGCATGATGCGCTGGCCCTGAATCGCGCCCGCTTGCACCATATTGATCGCACCCGGGCGTGAGCCAGTATCTTCGATATCGCGCTTTTGGGCGGGCGTTATCGCACCGGTCTCAGCGAGATAGCCCCCTTTGGCCGATGCCCCCATGATTTCGAGCACCTGCCGGAACATGACGTTGGTGTACTTCTGGGTATCCATGAACAGGCGGATGAACGCAACGAATACGTTATCCGTCCGGTCCCACGCCCCCGTCATCACGTTCCATGTATAGCCCGCGTCGCCGGTCGGCAGCTTGCGCGGTTCCTGCAAGACGATGCGCCGCTGGAGCAGATATGCCCGTTTGTAAACGCGATGCGCCTGCTCGTCGTAATCGGTGATGTCCTTTCGGAACATCAGGCGGAGGCGGGCGCGGTACTTGCGAAAGTCGGCCTCATTCAGCCATGCGTCGTCTTTAAACTGCGGATCGAAGAAGTAGTAGCCCGGTTCATCGTCGTAATATTGCCATTCGAGAATCGGCACCTTGCCGGGTTTGGCTTCTGCCGAACCGCCGCCACCGCCCTTGTTGAGCGGCGCGGTCATAATCCACGGCACGACGTAAGGGATGGCCTTCTTGGCCCCGTAACCGAAGTCGGGGAACTGGTCCTCTTGTGGAGCGCCGCCCGCCGCCGCGCGCAGGAACAGCGCGTAATCAGGCCACTTGTCGATGGCCTCGTCCACGTCCATGTCCGACTCGCGGGCGATCCAGCGGACGGGAGACGTGGTGCCCAGACCGAGATTTTCGCGCCCGGTCTTGGGCCACCAGAATTGAAAGGGGTCGCAGTTGAGGTAACGAGGTCCGCCGGAAGGGTCCATAACGCGGGAGAGGCCGAGGTCGGTAATGCCGACACCCAGCGTTAGCTTGTTCTCGAAGGCCAGCGAGCGCTCGAAGCCGCCCTTGGATTTATCGATGAACCACTCGTAAACCTTGGTAATGAGTTCGCCCTTGACCTGCGCCTGCTCGTCCTCGACAGTGCGTGGCGCAAAGAGTAGCGCCTGCTGCGTGCGGCGCTCGATCCCCGCGGCGAACTTGACGAACTTCTGAATCTCGTTGACGGCGGTATTGGGGCGGCGTTGCGCGGCGAGGTTGGCGGCGTCGGTATCGGAGAGTTGGTGCGAGTGTTTGAAGCGGTCGTTTTCCCGCATATGCTCGCGCTGGCCCATGATGTGCGGCTCGGCGCGCGACATTTCGCGGTTGACGTAGCGGGCGAATTCGTCGATAGCGCCGGAACTGTAGCTCTCGGTACTGGTGAAGCCGGGTTCACCGCTCTCTCCGGTCGGGACCAGATCGAGTGCGTTGTCGCTCGGAATTCCAGACGGCAGCCCAAGTGTTCCACCAGCCATTTTCTAGTTCACAACCTCATCCCCTTCCTGCTTGATCATCTTGCCCAGTTGCGCAATTAGTTGCCGCCGCATTTCCTTCGGGTTCGGCGACAACTTTTCCATCGGCTCGACGGTGATTTTCATAAACAGAATCGTGCCGATGGCAAGTATCTCGTCTGGCGCGAGAGTACCATATTCTTCTATCGCACTATAAAACCGTTTGTAAGTTGCCAGTACGATTGAGTCAACTTTGCGGGCGGTGTAGCGGGCGACGGTGAGGTCAGTTTTGCTCGGCTTCGGCATCTACCCGCTCCACTTCCAGCCAACCACCATCCACCCGAATACCATATCCAACGCGGTGAGGAATCTTTGAACCGAAGGGAATGTCTGTGCCTAACACCGCGCCGTTGTCCGTGCGGATGAATACGAGAAGCGGCTTATCGCTAGCCTTGAACTGTAACATCGGCTTTCTTCCCCCGCTTCTTCGGCTGACTCAATAATAGAAACTGCATGAACTGGTCGATATTCGCCTGATTGTCCTGATACTCGGTACGCAGCGCTTTCTGGTCGGCGACAATCTCCTTCTGGCGCTCGTTCAGGAACGCAAGCTGCTGCTTGATCAGGCTCGTCAAATCAACCTTGCCGTTGCTGACAGCGGGCTTGGCGGGGACGCCGTTGCGCGAGGCGCGACCGTTGAGCTTCGGCGCCGCGGGCGTTTCCTCAATAGGCTTCACGCCGAAAGTCAGGCCAAAGGCTTCGAGGTTGGACTGAATTTCGTAGAGTTGCCCGCCGGTCTGACGCGCGGTCGTCCAATACTCGAAGGCTTTCGGTGGGATGGGGATGGCCTCGGGATTGGTCCGGTGTTCTTCTTCGCACCACTTGAACAATTCGGTGATGCCGAGCGGAATGGCCTGCTCGCGCGGCACGTCCATGACCGAGACCGAGCGGAGCCACGACTTGCCGGTAGCCGAGTCGGTGTGCGTCATCTCCACTGTAAAGTTAGGCATCGTCTTTTTGATCCAGAATGGGCAATTTGTCTAGGCTTAAGAGTTTTTCAAGGAACTCCGCATTTAGCCGCTCCTGTTCTTCGACGATTCGCTTCCATCGCTTGACGCATTCGGCTTCCAACATCGGGAAAATTATGCGAGCCATCAGCCGTGTCTCCGATTATTCTCGACTACCACGAACAGGTGCTTGCGGTACAATTCCGCCGCCGCCTCGCACGTCTCGACGCAAAGCTGGAGGTCATCGGCGCTCTCCGGCGTGCCAAGCACGTCGATGATCTTGGAGAGATGATGCGCCTGATGCAGGGTCAGGTCCATTAGAACCTCGACTCCCAGCTTCCGCCAGCGTCGGCGTAGTTATCGTAAATTTCCTCGTTATCATCGTCCCGATTCACGAACTCGGGGTAAAACTCGGGATCGCGGATGCGGCTCAGGCAGTCCAGCATATCTTCGTGGGCGACCGAGCCTTCACCGGCGTAGGGCAGATATTCGCGGCTAATGAAGTAGTTGATGATGTCGAATTGCGAGCCGTCCTGCAGGTCGCGAATCATCCGCTTCGGCAGCCAGATGCGGGCGTCGCGGAAGTCGGGGACCAGTTGCATGATGCGGTCGTGCTTTTTGAGGCGTCCGCCCGACATGCCCTTGATGGCTTTGCGCCCGACTGAGGTGACGAGCAGTTGCGTCAGTCCTTCGGCTTCGGCCTTGAGCTTAAGGAAATATGAATCGGCAGCCAGCGCATACTCCTCATAGACCACCTGCCTGCTTTTCCAGAGGCGAGCCAGTCTAACGATGTGCTCGATACGTTCACCCGGATCCAAACGGTCGAGCACGGCATCCACCAAGAAAAAACGATTTTCGGGCCCCGCTGCCAAAACCAAGATACAGGTGCGGTCGTGCGCGGCTTCTTTGCCCATCGCTGGGTCCACGAGTATGTACGTATTGAACTTATAGAGTTTGGCGTATTCGATGGGTTCGGAGAGAATTGTTCCATCGGTGCGGTACTCCGTCTCGCGGCCAAGCGAGTTCCCCTGATTGTCCGACTTCATCACGTAGAAGCGCAGCCACTTTTCGTCGAACCCCTGGTTGAGCTGGGGCACCGGCTGCTGCTGCCACTTCGCGTTCCAGATGTAGAGGTCTTCCTTGGCCTCGATGTATTTCTCTTTACCGTAGTACGACTCCCACAGGAACGGCGCGGTGCAGTCGTGGGGCTCCAGTTTGAGGCGGCAGCCCTCACATTTTTCGGGGTCGGGCGCTTGCGCGGGGAGCACCAGCACCTTCCAGCGCTTACCCTCATTTTCGAGAATGCGGCCGGCGAAGTCGCGCACCGCCCAGCGCGTCATGGCGAGCACGATGCGCCCGTCGGGACGGAGCCGGTCCTTCAGGACGGCGTTGTACGTGGTGAAGAGCGAATTCTGGACGGTATCGCTGAGGGCGTCCGTCATATCCTTGATGGGGTCGTCGATGACGAGCAGGTCGGCGCGACGGCCCGTGACACCGCCGTCCATGCCGAAGGCGTAGAAGGCATTACCCTGCGTGGTGCGGAGAAAGTTGCTCGCGCGGTTCTGGCCGTCGATGCGACACTGCGGGAAGACCTTGGGATAGACCTCGCTACGCGTCATGGTGTTGCGAATCTTCGAGCCGAAATCCTTCGCCAGCGAGTCGGTATGCGTCATCAGAATGGCGTTTTTGTTGGCGTTGCGCCCGAGATACCACGGAATGAAGGTGAGCGTGGCCACGTCGGTCTTCGAGTGGCCGGAAGGCATATAGATGGCGAGCCGATCGATGTCGCCAGACTCCACGGCTTCGAGGGCGGGGATGAGGCGTTCCTGTTGGAAGTTGACATAATCCCAGCCCGGATTGAGCGCGAGCGCGAACTCGCCCAAGGAATCACGACAGAGGTCGCGGAGATTAGCCATCTTTCGGCTTCGACCCCTCGCTGTCCACTATATCCACTCCATCGCGTCGCCGAATGCTACCAACGCACAGAGCACCCCGAATCCGAACCCTACCGCAATTATGAAATCCATTAGCGCACCTCCCTAGTACGTTCCCACGTTCGGCGCCACCGAGTTATCGTCGGCCACGCCGTTGACCGGCGACAGCACCTCGACCTGCAGACCCGCGACATGCTGCGAACTCAGCCACGCCGAGACCGTGCCGCTGCCCGGATTGTTCACGTCCACCGCCGACAGAATCGACCGCTGCACGTCGGGCGCCCCCGGACAATGCTGTCCCGGCTGGCACGCATACGTTATCTGCACCACCGGCTGCGTCGGATCGCCGTTATCGCTATAGCCGACGGACACGATATTTGGGTCCACGTCCGAGATTACATCCATCCATTGCGTGCCGGGGCTGCTGGTCGCGGCGAGCGCCGATTGAACATTAGTGTAAGCTGCCGTCGCGTTGGCGAGTTGGGTTCCGCTCAAATTGACACCTCCCAATAAAGGCACCACGCCTGGAGGCGAGACCGCGCGGCAGTTGCCGCCCCCCACTTCAAGCGCCGGATTGCCGGGGATGACCGAACGCGCCGCCGGTACGACCGTCGTCAGATAGTTCTCCGCCCACGCCTTGTAACGAACGCCGGTGCTCTCGACCAGCCCCAACATGCTCGCGCACGGGTTGCCGTTGGCGTCCTTGGTCGAGACGATGATCGGAGCGCCGCGGTCAGAGGCCAGCGCGGTCAGGCTGCCGACGCGGATGAAATTGCCCTTCATGGAAGTCGGCGTTTTGACGTAATTCTTGCCGAGATAGAAATTGACCTTGATTTGGCTCGCCACCTGATCGATATAGCCGATCTGGTTGCGCGGCGGTCCCATATCGGCCACCTGATCGCGGTAGCTCGCCATCACCACCTGCATCCCCTTGAACGGAATCCCGCCGTAGGGATTGACGGCGAAGTTGTTGATACCGCTCACCACCATGCCCGCATTGGGCCAAAGGCTCGTGCCGGGGTTCATCACGCCGCCGCCGAAGGCCGCCGGAATCGTCGAAAGTACCGCTACGTCGCCGCCGTTGGGCATTCTTGATGGCGCCCCGTAATCGAACGGCGCATAAGCCGAGGTCGCCCCGAAGCGGAAATCCTTGGCGCAGAAGCCCGCCGTGATACCGAGCGCATCCTCAATACAATACAGATAGTTGGGAACGTAGTGGTTATAGAACTGCGGCGCGAAGTTGGTCAGCGTCGCCCCCTGCGCGATCGAGTTGAGCGTGAGCCCATAGATGCCGCCAGTGGGAGTGCCGATAAAGCCGCTGAAGGCCGTCTCGTTGAAGAAGAACTCATGGCGCACCGGGTCCGCCCACCAGTTATCGCTCCCCATGCTCTGCCCCGCGAACATCGGCCACGGCGGCGTCACCTGCGCCTTCGCGATTACCGGCATGAACAGCCACAGCCCCATCGTCAACACCACGATTCGTCGCTTCATTCCCCACCCCTTCCGTTGCTTTGAGCCGATAGCAGGAGTCGAACCTGCGACCTCTTGATTACGAATCAAACGCTCTTCCGTCTGAGCTATATTGGCTTGTTTTCAATGGCCGATCGGTTGGTATCCCGTACTCTTCACGGCCGAGGAAGTGCATCAGACTAAATCGCGCATGACGACCAAGGCGACTAATAGTTTTATCCATGCGTTGCGTGTGGATTTGCATTTTACGGTCTTGGAGTTCCCAAGTTTCCATCATGTCTAGCAATTGAGGGGCATCAGTCATCGGCGGGCTCCTTCAGCGTGGCGAGGGCGTCTTCGGCAATATCCAGTGGACGACAATTATGAGTATGGAAGCGAGGATTGCCCGCGATGTCCCGCAGCGCCGCCACCAGCCGGTCGTGCGACGCCAGCAGGCATCCTATTGGGGTTCCGCTATAGAGGTCGCGCGGGATTTGCGTAATTATTTGCTCCAACGTCAATCGGTCAGTCATGGTCCCCATCCCCATCGTCGTACAGGTTGGTTCGCGGGGAAGGACTCGAACCCTCGTTCTCGGGTCCAAAGCCCGATGTCTTACCATTGGGCGACCCGCGAGTATTCTTCCGCCCCCGCGCCGCAGCCCGCGCCCGCTCCGCGTTGCTCATCCGCCCCGCGCACTCGTGCTCGTCAGGACAGTATTTGCAGCGCACCCGTTTCATCGAACCAAATGCGCCACGCCCCAGATGACCGTGGTGAACCCCGTCAGTATCAAAAATCCCGCCAACAGCTCTCGCCCAGCGTCTATTGCCTTATTTATGAAAGATACCCAGTAGAGCGAGACAAGAATGACTGCGAAGATTTCGAGCCACAGCTTCATGCTCTTAGAAAGTAGCAGAGCTATGTGCTAATAGCAAGTAGAAGAACCGGGAGGCCCCGGACTCGGTAGCAGTCAGGGAGTCGCCCAGATTTGGGTGTGGGGGCAGGGGATGCGCAGCCGGCGAGCCTCCTTGCACAGCAGGCAGAACTTCCGCGTCTGCTTGCCGTTGCCGTCGCGCACGGAAATCAGCGTGCCGATGGTAGCGAGGAGGGCCTGCAGGTCGCGCACGTGGGGCGTTTTGGCGACAGCATCGTTCAGCGCGTTCTCCGCCTCGGGGTCGAACACGTCACTCTCGCCCTTGTGAATATCATCATTTATCGGTTTCGGTCGCGGCATCGATCACCACCTCCTCGCTATCGTCCAGCCCCAGCGCCTGGTTGCGCTTCTTCCGCGCATCAAGCAGCCGCTGCGTGGCCTCGCTCTCCTCCGTCACGTCGAGCGCCGCGCCCTTCGGCTTCCCCGCGTTCATCTCGATCCACATCTTCAGCTTCTCGGCGCCGAGCATCGCCTGAATGCACGCCCGCGCCTCCCGAAAGTCGCTCTCCGCAATCGCCTTGCCCATCAATCGGCTCAACGCCCGCAGATGCCAGTCCACCCGCTCGATATTCGATTTCTTCCGCGGATAGAGACCGAGAAAAGCGTGCGCCGCCCATCGTGCCGTTCCTGCTCGCGAGGCGATTTCCTGCCGCTGCTCCGGCGTTAACTGGGCCGCTCGGCTTAACCCGCCATTCCGCTGGCGTATCTTCAGTTCTTCGTCGCTAATACTTAGTGAAGCCATCGCGTCTTACGATTGATAGCACAAACCCTGCGTCGGATGCTACGCGCTGCCGTTCTTGCTAGGATTCAATCCCGCATCGCAAAACCATCTTTCCCAGCTTCTCGCTCCAGACCAAGCGCCCTGTATCCCTCTTCAGGTACTCCGATTTCGCCCTGAGCGCCTGCGCATTACCCCGGCTCATCGGCACCTCTGGCCCGGGCATCTCCTCCAGCTTGTCCCGCTGCGCCCACATCAGCTCGAACGCCTCTTTCGTCGTATCCGCCGGCAACGGCCACTCCGCACGCCTACCACCATGCCGGTTAGTCTCTATCGGCTTTGCCTTGATTCTCATATTCTTTTCCCGGCCTCTTGACCCTCTTGACTCAAAGTATGATATAATAAAGCACACCGCGACACAGCGACCCCCCACACCCCCTGAAGAAGAGCCGGAAGAGAGAACGCGGCTGGCGTTACTCCGTCTGTCGACCAGCCACCAGAAAAAGATTGGCCCCGTCCTTGGGCCTTTTTGCGCTCGCCATTGGCCCGAGCGGGCATTGACCTCCCTTTGCAAAATCGACCGAGGTGTCAAACCACTACCTTCAGGACCCAGGCGGATACGCTGCGGTCATGGGCCAAGGTATCTCCGAGCCATCGAGGGTAACGAGTGCCTTGCTCGGCAGCTCACACACGTCATCGCACAGCGCTCATGTCGCTAGTTGACATAATGGTAGTTATGCGAACGCATTATGCGAACGAGTCGAGCGCGAGCGATTAGCAGATTGCGAGGTGATGGCGAGCTGGTCTGGTTCGTTAAACCCTCATCTCGCCTCACCTCATCCCACCAGCGAGCATTGACTCTTGATAGCGCTTCATCTACAATGCGCCAATGGACAAACCAAGCACAGTGTCAAAGACCTATAGGGTGACGATGACGGCAGACGAGCATCGAGCGGTGCGAGTCTATTGCGCGAACCATGATACCAAAGCGAGTGAACTAATCGCCAAATTCCTCAAGCGCCTAATCGCCAAAGAAAATAATCCCGTTGTGCCCGTAGCTGAAATACACGAGAGCGAAAATACTTGAGCCCAGCTATTGACACAAAGCGCCTTGTGTACTAATCTCCATATCATCAAGCAAGGGAGATCGAACGATGAACTACGCGGGACAGGTTACGGGAATAATCGAAGCGATTAAACCTCCAACCAAGAGTCGCAAGCGCTCCGAGCTGCGAGTGAGGGTCGAAGAGTCAACCTATCACGTGTTGACTTGGATCAAGGATTACTCGGTTGGCCAGTCGATTACGTTGACGCGCCGTGCTGACGGCACAATCGCCCGCTGAACGCATCAAACTTACTTGTAGGAGAGTAATCGAGATGACCATTCAAGAACGCTACGACAAAATCATGGAGACGCTGAAGGCTGGCGGAGCGGTAATCGTCGCCACCTATACCAAGGCAACTCAGTACGACGCGCGACATATCGACTATTTCAAGCTGAGTGGCAAAAGCCTGTATGTACGTCACGGCAAGCGATGGGATTGCATCGATTACTGTGCGCTCCGCTTCGGACTGCCCCGCTAACCAGCAAGCAGAGGAGATGACGACGATGAACCATGAATTGATTATCACCTATCGGCCTACGGGATTCGAGCGCTCGGTAGTTGTCGCAACGCTCGAAGATGCTCATGGCGTACTTGAGGCCTTCCGGGAGGGCGTGCCGCAAAGCGTCGCCGATTTGGTATCGCATCGCATCGAATTAACCAATGCACCAATTTGCAGATTCTGAACTAGGCCACGCAACGCCCGCAGGCGCATATCCTTGCGCCTCCTTAACTCGTTTGTAGGAGAACGACGACCATGAGCAACACAATCTCTAACCACGATGACGTAATCGACTCTCGGGACGTGATAGCACGGATCGAGGAACTCGAAGCCTTGGAAGGCGACGACGAAAATCCGATGGATGAATCGGATATCGCAGAACTCAAAGCGCTGCGCAGCCTGCAGGATGACGCTGAGGGCTATTCCGAAGATTGGAAGTATGGCGCGACGTTGATCCGCGATTCCTATTTTAAGAACTACGCGATGGAACTCGCCGAAGAAATCGGCGCAATCGACAAAGACGCCAAATGGCCGAATACCTGCATCGATTGGGACCAAGCCGCGCGTGAATTGCAGATGGATTATACCAGCGTCACGTTTGATGGCGTGGATTACTGGATTCGCTAACCCCGCGCGGTCCTACACTGCGCCGGCAGTCGCGCGGCGCTGGCAGCCCGGCGATAGCTGCCAGCCCAAAGAGGAGAGATGACAATGACCGAACAATTAGCTTGCCAAATGGAAGAATCTTGCAAAGAACCGATAACCCATATCGATGACCACGGCTTTATCTACTGCGCTGAGCATGGACGCGACCGTCAGTGGAATAATCGTTGCCGCAAGCTGCGCAGCCACGAAATCAATCACCTGCGACGCGCCGAGCCGATCAAATACTAACGCCAGCCCTAACCCGAGAGGATGACGATGTGTCTAGGAGAATCTATCGGCGTCGGAATCATCATAGCGGTGATGATTCTCGAAGTGCTCTTGGCCATTGACGAATTGTTCTGGAGCTAACCCGAGAGGGTGACACGACGATGAAAGAGTTATTCGACGTAATTGCAGTAAATATCGCAACCGGAGCCGAGCGCTTCATCGATCAGAACAAGACGCGCGATAACGCTGAAGCCATCATTTCAATGGCCGTCATGCGTCGGGGAGTCGATGAGGAATTTTTCATGGCAGTGCCGCATCCACACACGCTCAAGGTGCAATCGTGACCGCCGCGCAGATTCAGGCCAGGCGAGCCCTCATCGAGGCCGATTACCCGCCGCGCCAGCCGCTGTGGTGGCGCCTGCTCGTCGGCGCGGCTATCGCCGTGGCGCTCGGCGTCCTGCTGGTGGTGTGGCGATGATTCCCACCATGACGTATTCCTTCGCGATGGCAGCCGCCCACGATGCCGCTAATCGTCAAATGCGTCGCGATGGGCGCAGCCGATGGAATGAAGCCGATTGGGATTTGATGTGCGAAACATTTAAGCGTCTATGGAGCAACCCAAATGACTAAAATCGGCGATATGCTCAACATCGAGCACCAGACCCGCACTTCCGAGCTGGTTCACGCCGTCGCGATTGTGGCCCTGGTCGCCATCGCGGGCGCCATGTTCTGGTTCGGCGCGCCGCGCGTGCCCGTCTTCAGCCAAATCCATCAGATCGCGATGGCTAAGGGAGGTTTCCAGCGATGACGAAGCGCACCATATTCGCCCAACTACGACGAGAATTTGGCAATTTTAGAGACCCGCGCTCAGGCGCCCAACATCCCGTCGCTATCTTGTTAGAGTCTCATAATCGCTTAATTGAAACCCTCAGAGACGTGCGCACGCTGGGCAATTATCCCGCCGAGCGGCACCGCGTGATCGATGCCGCGCTGGAAGACCTCGACAAGGAGACCGAATAGCGATGCCACTCGCGACGATCTATTACTGCCCGACGCACGACGAGTGGGACGCCGGCCGCGAATCAGGCTGCCCCCGTTGCATGAGAGATGCGCGAGTTAAAATCGACAAATACGAAAAGGCGCTGCAGTATTATTCGGACGATTCCAAGTTCGGGATGGATTCGCATATAGACGGGAAAGTAGCCCGCAAGGCCCTCGACGAGGAAATTTAGCGATGTCGCTCGATATCCAGAAATTGCGCGAAGTGCTCGAACGCGCTCAGCCTGAAGAAGATTGGGAGCGCAAGAGCATCAATCTGACCGAGTTCACCTCGACCGCCGATGAAGCCAACGGCCAAGGCAAAATCTGGTATAGCGACGGCGACCAGTGCGCCGAGGTTTACGACAACATGGGTATCGGCGTGAATGGTGCCCGCGTGGGCGAACTGATGGTAGCCGCCGTCAATGCGCTGCCGGCACTCCTCGATGCCGCCGCTCGCGCCGGGA